GCCCCTACCCCCGAGCGGAGCGTTAACGACGCTCCGGCCGCGTCGAAGCCGACCGCGTCGAAGCCGACCGCGTCGAAGCCGACCGCGACGAAGCCGACTCCCCGGAAGCGCGCGCCGAAGCCGGTCGCCGCTCCGTTTACCCCTTCTGAGCTAGCGGCGCGCGCTCTCGCCGTAGCGCCTCCCGCGTCCGCTATCGTCGGCTACGTCGCGTACCTTAACCGCGTCGTAGGCGACGGGACGCTCTCCTTCCCTGACGGGGAGCCGGTCGGAAAGCTCTCGCCCCGCGAACTCCGCCTACTCGCGCTCTCGATTAAGGGGTACGGCGCGTACCAGAAGTCGCCGGAGCGGCTCGCGGCTCGCGGACTCGTCTAGGCCCTACCGCGTAGGCCCTACGGCTAGCTAGCCGTAGGGCCTACGCCCTTCGTACGGAGCGCGCGACGAGAGCTGAGCCTGAGGCCCTGCCCCTCTGGGGTGGGGCCTCCTGGCTGCCCAGCCTCAGGGCAGGCAGACAGCTGCCTGGGACAGCCAGGCAATTTTCAGACAATAATGTCTGTCTGTTTTCCCAGACAGGCAGACAGCCAGGCAGACAATTGCCACAGGCAATTTTCAGTGGGCAGTGCCCAATGCCGCGAGTTGCTCTGTTATCCTGTCTTGAGCCAAACTTGAGTTTGAGCTCAAATTCTCTTGATCCAGTTTGCTAGCGGGCTTGAGTTTTCTCCTGGCTATCTAGTTCTCTGGCAACCAGCCAAAGAACTCCAGTCTAGTTCTCCTGGCTATCTAGTTAGCCTGGAATTTGGAACCCAAATTCCATCTAGTTCTCCTGTTTTTGTTAACAAAAAGGCGCATTTTTCATGCAAAAAGCAGGCAGAAAATTGTCTGTATTTTCTCGCATGTACGGACGCGCAGGAGTGCACATAAGCGCAGGTCACCAACATCAAGGTCATCACCAGCATCAGCAGGCACATCCAGCTGCGCAGCATCAAACACAACATGAGGGTCCAGCCCACTCACATCCCGGTACCTCTCATAGCTATACTCCTCACATGCAGCACGCAACTGTACAAGAAGCACAGTAATGTCCACACACGTCGGCTGTGCTATCTCCCCGTGCATCTTCCTCTCAGCAGCCAGCAGCTTATCAAAGGCATCAATCATCCTTGCCTCCTCACGCGAGTACGGGCCACGCCTCAGGTTTGTCCTTGGCCCACGCTTCTTCCTCACCCTCCCCTGTACCACATCCATGTACGTCTCGCCCTCATCATACGCATCCGCACCAGCACCCGCACTAGCAGTCATGTCCGAACCCTCATTGCAGCTACTTCCCATTCAAGCCGCTCATCCTCACTGAGCAGCTCCCACCTATTCCACACACGCTGTCCCACACGCCACTCCCTAGCACACCACTCAGCGTACAGCTCATGTCCAGTCACTACATCTCCCGACATACCCTGCTCCATCTTTTTGCAACATACCTCACCTGCTGCCTAGGCCCCTACGGGGCCGATAGGCGAGCAGGGTAGGATCATCCTACCCTCAGGGTAACCAGGGTAGGTATAGTCGACTACACATACCCTGCCTACCCTCATCCTACCCTGCCCGCGACCAGGGTAGGTCACTTTTCCATAGCCTCCCACCCCTTTTCAGTGACAGTATGCCACGTTGTCTTGCCCCGTACAGGCTCCGTACGTGCAACGAAACCGGCGTCAATTGCAGCCTTTCGGATAGCCGCGCGGCGGTTCTTGTCGCCACCAATCAGGGCATCAAACTCAACGCCAGAGTACCTACCATCCTCTCCACCATCACCCTTTAGTGCAAGGGCACGAAGCCCCTTCATTGCGTCAGGCACCACTCGCGGCCGTACAATGCCATCAGCAGACACCTCTACAACAAGCGAGCCTGGCTCCGTTCCAGACGAGGTACATGACAGGATTCCAGCTGCGCGGGTACCTGGCAGCTCACCACCAGAGCACCCCATTCGCACGGAACCAGGGCGGTCTTTTGTCAATGTAAGGTTGCTCCATCCAGAGACTCCTACACCGATTGGCTCGACATTCTCAACAAGATATGACGCACCATTCACCACGTTGAGCTTCATGACGCCACCCATTGCGTACCTGGAGCCACCTACCGAGGCAGCCTCTTTTGTCACATGGTCAGTGGCAATTGTACACACACCCCGGCCAAGCAGTGGGCGCACTAGGGCAGACCGGAACGCCGTTGCTGAGTCATTGTCCTTGACAGCCCAGCCGAACACCCCATACGCAGCAGTGACCCCATTGTGTATGACAATATCGGGGCACCATGACACACACGCTGCCATGACATCCATAGCAGACCCTCGCGAGTCGGGTGTGGCAAACATGAACAGGTCCTCATCACCAAGCAGCGAGGCATCAAGTCCTGCGTTAAGGAGGCGGTTGCCACAGTCACCACCGTCACCCTCTTCCCAGTCAATCCATATGACTGACCGGCCCCGCGACAGCGATTCCTTCACTAGCCACACAAGCAGCATGTCCTTGCCAGACTCTGTCTCACCATAGACAGTATGCTCCTTGCCAGCGTAGAACAGGCACTGTCCATCACCACGCTCACCATACACGGGCACGGCACGCGTGTACGTGCCATCGATGACGCCACTGAAGTTGAACCACACCGACGACTCGTCGTCACCCAGCTCACTACCATTGTCGGCATCACCATCGGCACCACCCAGCTCTGAGAGCCTGGCTCCGGGAGTGTGACGCCAGCCACCCGTTGGGATGGCAGCACCAGCAAGGCCAGCACGGTCCCATGGGTCCGTGCTATCCCATGAGCGGAGCTGTCCACGGAGCACAGCAAGCTCAAGACAGTCAACAACCTCCTTGTCGCGCATGCCACGGTCATGAGCATCACGTGCCCAGGCAAATATGGCACCCCTCTGAGCACCAGAGCCAGCCGAGAGCACCTCTGACCACAGCCCACCAGCATCCGCCACCTCACTACCACTAGCCACCCCAGCAGCGGACGGGTGGGAGGCACGGTACATGGACAGGACCTCAGCGAAATGTCCTACAGGAGACAGCTGGCGGTTGCTGCCTACCCACTGGTAAGCACGGCCAGAAGGGTGCCGTGAGGGGGCAACGCCAATGAAGCCATTGGACTTGACCTGGCCACCTGGTATGTCACCCTGGCGTGGCCAGCCTGATGCCTCCAGCCCCCTGGCGTCATACAGGTGGTGCTCACCACCATCCCGGCCAGTGCGTGAGGAAACGTACTCTGGCTCATCAACATCCCACTGTTCCCATACAGATGGGTGGTCGATGTCGCACACGAGCAGGCCTGAGCGCGGAGAGGTGATGAGCCCAACACGAGACCCGGCCCTCCACTCGTCAATTGACCGGTGAGACTCACGCTCCACAGTCGCGTATGACCAGCCAGCCTCATAACAGGGCATCTTGTTGCCATTGTATGAGCGCCATGGGATGGGCCAGAAGCCAGCGTCCAGGTACTCATGGGCGGCAGAGCGACAGTCAAGTCCAGAGACATCTGGCACAATGAGCGGGGGCTTTACGCCGCGCCCGCGCGGGGGTATACTCGGTGGCATAGGTGCCTCCTGAATGGTCATGGCAGCCTTTCTGGGGTAGTGGGAGTGGGGCCGTGGCATGGCCCCACTGCCTTAACCATGTGCGGAGCGTGGCCGGGAACGGCTGATGTGGTACTGAAGCTCTGCTATGGAGCAGAAGTCAGCACCGCACTTGCAATGAGTAATGGTGCCTACACGCCTTGCATAAGCAAGCCTGTTGCTTGCGCTAATCATGTCCTTTGTCTCCTGGGACAGCTTGTGGCCACGGGGACGGCCACGGGGACGGCCAGTTGGCTTGTACGGCATGATGCCTCCCGGTGAGAGGTGAGGGTTTAATCCTACCCTACCCGCGAGCGCGCGTCTACCCCAGAAATCAGCAGGACTTTACGCAGCCCCGGCGGCCGGGTAGGCTAGGCGTAGCCCGGCCGGGACTCGCCTCCACGGCTGGGCTGGGGCTGAGGGCCAGTACCCTTGCATAGCCAGCTCCCCCCAGCAGGCTAGCCTGACGGGAATACCCTCAGCCCCACCCTGGAGGCGAAGGAGGCGACATGCAGTCATACAGCAATGGCGCGGGACCAGCGTTCCACAATGGCCCATCACTACAGTCACCAGACACGCACTGGCATGCCCTGGCATGTGGGCCGGTGGTGTTCCAGTGAGGTCACCACATCTTAATAACAGTGTACCGGGTATGACCAGGCTGGTACACAGGCTCCAGTACATCGCAGGATTCGCGATTGGCTTTGGGGGTGCAGTATGGGTGCTCAGCCTAACTCTCCACTGACAGTAAACCTTGCCCATGAGACCCTGGAATTGTGGATCTGTGGAATCTGCAAGGCAATTACAGCCAAAGAGGACAGGCAGTTCCACATTGACTGGCACGATGCCCTGGTTAACACGATGGCAATGGTGGCACATGGGAACCCCTGACCCACCCTACCCTCAGGATGAGCTGACAGGAGTGCTCAACAGTGTACTGCCGCCTGAGGTGCAGGGACGTGACCGTACCGAGTACGTAGCAGTAGGCATTGCACTGAACAAGTTCTTTGCGATAAAATATGAGGACCTGACAATGGATGACCTTGACAAAATCCTGCGTGAGGTGTTCGACAAGGGGTACAACTGTCACAAGCTCGGGCAATGACAAGGGTGACTGGCATTGGCTTTGAGCTGATGGGAGGAAGTAGGCTGGTGAGGTTCCGGACAACATTCAGCGCACCTTACTGGATGGCTGACCACCCAGGTGAGCGCACAACATTTGCTGTAGCTATGTGGAGACAGATGGCTGTAGATGCAGGTCTTGAGCCACAAGGACAGCCGGAATACACCTACACCTATGATGTTGACTCAATCATGATTGCGGCTTCTGGTGAAGTTGAGCCTACAACACAGACAATTGTAAACAGCATACTGCCTCCTGACAATGCATGGACTTTTGACTTGCCGGCGGTTATGCTGGATGGTCAGGAAGTACAATGGCACTACGATAATGAGCCGCTTGTACCTGAGCTGCCGATGCTCCAGGATGCCCAGGGCAGCTTTACTGGGTTCTTTGACCAGCCATTTGAGACAGTAGTAAGGACACTGTTCGGCATCCCGGAGGCAGCATATGAGGATTTTGATGATGGCTGGGAATATGGTAATGACGCTGCTCATTCAGAGAACTACGGAGACAAGAAGCTGTGACGATTGAAGGGAGCTATGTGTCTGCTGTATGGGACATTGCCGGATTTGCGCTGCTGATTGTAGTCATTGCCATTTACCGGAAGGGACGCAAGCGTGACGACTCCTGAGCTCCACCTGATTGGTGTTGATCCTGGCGGCACAACAGGAGTGACCAGGCTGACTGTGCCAAGGCTCTCCATCTTTGGCGATGAACCACCACAGATTATTGAGTGGGACTACTTTGCCCTCAATGGCCCGGAGGCCAAGCAGGCAACAGAACTCGCGAGGTATACAAGGGAAACGCAGAGCCTCTCATACAAGATTGGGCCTGCAATCGTGAGTGAGCTGTGGACACAGGACCCACGGTTTAAGAGCACGGACCCTGAGGCACTCAGCCCAGCAAGAATTAACGCAATGCTTGAGCTACTGCTTTACCAGAACCTGCTTGGTGATGCAACGCTTACGTTCCAGCCGAGGGGCATACGCCTGTCCATTGACGAGGACAAGCTGCGCAAGATGCGTATGTATGTCAAGCACAAGGACATACGTGCATCAACTCAGCATGCTGTTATGGGGCTGCGAAGGGCACGACAGAGCCTTGAGTTCGCAACAAAACTATGGCCGGAGGCAGTATGATAAACTGGCGCAAGTCATCAAGGAGCATGTACACAGGGAACTGCATCGAGGTTTCCAGTACAGGCACAGTAAACATCCGTGACAGTGGAGATAGGAGAACAACAATAAGCATTACAGTGAAGGGATGGGTGAAGTTCACCAATGATCTGCGAGCCGTGTAGGGACATGGACCACCCGAACTGTCCAGAGCTTGAGCGACAGCTCAGGCAGGACCTGACCAAGGAAGACAAGGCAGGCAGCCACAGATGTACCTGCCAGCACCACCCAGGGAGAGGGAATGGGCAAGAGAGACCACACGTGCAGCTACCGTGAAGTGAGCAGATGGACCAGCGGTGGCAAGACGTACGTGAAGATGGAGTGCTACAACTGCAGTAACAGCTACACAAAGGAGGCATGATGAAGTGCGAACATGTCAGTGACCTGAACAGGCCGTGCGGTGGCTGTAACTGCGGTGACTGCACGACATGCTGCGAATGTAGCCAGTGTCTTCCGTAGGAAAAACTTCCTGTATTGCCCCAATACAGTAGCTTTGTCCTCGCGTACGCGGTAGGCTAGCCGTAGCGCCCCGCTACGGGGCGCGCAGGAGGCGAGAATGAAAACGGCAGACGACCGGCTTAGCAGGGCCGCCAGCGCTATCTGGCGCTGGCGCACTGCCGACCCGGACCCGATGGGTGACCCAAGCGGTGACTGCGGCGGCCTGATCGCAGTATCAGACAGGAACCACGTACTGAAGGCCGTGGCTGCGGCGGGGTACGCTAACCCCGGCGCGTATAACGCGGACCTGAGGAGCAGGATGGTAGGTGCGGACGGGAAGATGTCCCAGAACGTCTACTACCTGCTCTGTACGCTGGAGATCGAGAGCGTCTGCCCGAAGTGCGGGGCGGCGCTGAACGTGACCAGCCACTACACCCGGTGCTACGGCGGTGGCTGGGACACATTCGAGAAGTGCCCCGTCTGCGACTACGCGGAGGTTTACGTCTGATGCAGATCTCGAAAAGGTGCCCTTCATGCACGAAGACATTCGTGATTGAGGTGCCGGACAATGAGTTTGAGGCATGGCAGGGCGGTGTCCTCATCCAGAACGCAATGCCGAGCGTCCCAGCCGATGTTCGTGAGCAGCTCGTTTCCGGCATCGACTCCAAGTGCTGGGATGAGATGTTTAGCGAGGCCGAGTAAACAGCGGGGCGGCCGGGCAACCGGCCGCCCTCTGTCGTAGGGGCTGGAACCATCCAGCCCTGACGATGGAGGCGAAATGTTTATTGTCATCACCACCAGCCCAAGTGACTCACCGGAAGACATTGATGAGTACTACGGCCCGTTCGCAACCGCAACGGATACAGGCGACAGCCTGACGGATGCCGTCACCTGGATGAACAAGTGGGTCCAGGCACCGGTAACCGCACGGGCAATCGATCTGTTCCAGCCCTCCAACTGAACACAGCGGGGCGGCCCTGCTCAAGGGCCGCCCTCTGTCCCGGTGGCTGGACTCCAGCCACCAGGATGGAGGCGAGAATGGGAACTGACCAGGGTGGATTCACTGGCCGTACAAAGAGCGAGCCAGGATTCCACTACCACAACGGGAATGCGTACCTTGACCAGGAATGCGCTTGCGAGCTGCGCCCGGCAACCATAGACAATGTGAAGGCACACGCCCTGAAGCACTACGATGAGGGCGGCTGGGACGTTGTCGTCGAGACAATGTCCGACAAGAGCATCCAGGAGACGCTCCTGATGATGGATGCGGGTGGCCACGACTTCACGGAGCCGTGCATCACCCTCAAGGACGCGACCGAGCACTCACTGCTCCGGGTGCTCGTAAGCATCTGGTCTGACCAGCAGGCCGACGCCAGAAACAGCGCGTTCTGATGGCTGCTGTCAGGCAGAACCCGGTGCAGGAACCGGATGTGCCTGGGCGATGCGCTGGCGTGAAGACGCCAACTGGGAGGGCACCGTGCTACCTGCCCTCAAAGTGGGCCATCTTCGACCAGGACACTCCGACAACTGACGCTCCTGCCCGCTGGGCATGCAACAAGCACCTTGCCGGGAACATCGGCCACCTGGGCAGCATGGTGCTCCCCGCAGACTGGAGGCGCCAGTAATGGCTCTGGTTGGAGAGTACTGCGAAGACTACCCGTGCTGCGGGCACACCCCGCAGAACCCATGCGCTCGTCAGTGGTACGACGACCCACAGGCAGTACGCAGGCACCTCGGCTGCGACCATGAGGCTGGCTACTGCGAAGATGAGCAGTACGACGACAACGATGACGAGATTGAAGACTGGGACCCAGGACCAGAAGTCGATGACCAGGGCGGCATGTCAGAAGTTCAGGATGCCTGGCTCGATGACTGGTCAGTCTACGGTGAATGACCAGTAGCGAATCTGGGGCCGAAAGGTCCCATTTTCGTGCCCGGACTGGGCGCAGTACAATGCTAGCTTTGTACCGCCCGCGCGGGTAGACTCGGGGGAGCGGCCGGTCCCGGCCGCAGTAGGAGGCGAGAAAATGGGAAGGTATATCGCATACGACCCCAGCGGTGAAAGGCTGGAGGGCGTCAAGGAGCTTACTGACGCTGAGGTCAAGTGGCTTGAGGAGCTGGGGTTTACATTCACCCCATTCGAGGGGCCGGTGTGTGAGTAATGGATATCGCACCCCCAAGAAGGGGCCCACTCTCCAGGACCCTGGAAGACCCCAAGGATGAGGCAATCCGGGAGCTGGCTCACGTCGCCAGGTGCCTCCTTGAGGCAGCAACAGCCGACGGGAATGCCACAGTACCGGGTGCATTCAAGATTGCCGTAAGCAATAAGATCGAGTACTACGCCAGTAAGGCGGAGTCGTGATCACCTGCGCCAAGTGCGGCAACCAGACAATTACGTGCCACACCTTTTCGCTAGTTGGCGAGGCCAAGACGTGGATGGTATGCTGCCTGTGTACCATGGAGGTCATCGCGATGTTTAGCAAGGGGGCAGGAGATGTCAGCCCTGACACACCCGCTGGATGACGTCAGCGACTACCTAGACGGCACCCTCTTCGCGACGCGAGAGCAGAAGGATGCCATTAACCTGGCGTGCGCTGCCAGTCACGGCATCGATGCATTCAACACGTTCTGCAGGCTTCTGATAACAAGCAGGACGAAGCGGTGCGGCAAGACCACCGCGATGGATGTGTCTAGCTACCTGTGCAACAATGCCTGGTGGACAGACCCGACACCCTTCGCACTCAGGTCCAAGTTCAATGAGCCTGAACGGCCATCACCATTCATCGATGAGATCTCCCTGATCTTTGGGGAGAATGGCATGCGCGGCTACGGACGCCCAGAGTACAAGCTCATGATTGAGAGCTACCGGCGCAGCGCAACTCTCTCACTCTCCATAGACAGGACAGCCGTCAAGGTCAAGAGCTACTGCTTCGTGGTTTGTGCTGGAATTGGGGCGGCTGTCCCTGAGGCACTGCGAGACCGTAGCATCATCATCGAGATGCGCGCCAAGCCAGCCAGCATTAAGCTGGAAGACACGCTTGATGCAGGCGTCGAGGCACGCGGGCTGGCGTACGGCGAGAAGCTGCACGCCTGGGTACGACAGCAGATGGAGCCTGAGAGGCGGGGCGAGGAAGGCAAGCTAACAAAGCTAGCCAGGAACCTGGAAAGGTTCCATCCTAAGCTCGACTCCAGACTCGCCCAGATCTGGGGCCCGCTGTTCGCGATCGCAGAGGCGGCTGGCGGCGAATGGCCCGCCCGATGCCTGCGGGCATTCATAGTGCTTGCGCTCGATGTGAGCGACAAGCCTGTTCTCTCACCTGAAGAGCAGATCCTGCTCGATGCCCTAGCGTGCCTGCGAGAGTTCGAGAGCACGCCAGATGTACTGACCAGCCGTGAGATGCTCGCATTCGCCCGTACACTTGACAACAAGGTGTATAGTGCGCAGACAGACCGCCAGATGGCCCTAATTATGAGCAAGGGCATAGGCAGCACAAGTGTGGTCAACCCCGATGGCGTCAATAAAAAGGGGTGGCACTCAGCCGAGATCATAACCAAGGGTGAGGAACTTGAGAAGATCCTCATGCCAGACATTATGGTGTCAGCACCAGACGAGCTGGACGACTTCTTCAGCTAACCGTGCCTACCGTGCCTACCGTTCCCCGGCCGCGCGCCGGGGAGCGGGGGCCAGAAAGGGAGCCTCATGATCCTGATCACATGCCGCATTTGCGGACACGCAGACTATGCAAACACTCCTATGGAGATCTTTACAGTTGAGCTGGCACACTACATCAATGAACACTGGGATGTGCTTGTTGCTATACATGACTCGATTGGTAACCCAGCTATGTTCAAGGCAACGAAGGATTACCTCAATATTATAGCAAGGCCCGGAGAGCTTCCCTAGCGGGGCGCAGGCCGGACCCTACCCGTACCCCGTCGGACTAAAAGCAGGCGCTTAGGGAGGCTCTCCGGGCCTTGCTATAGCCTTGCGGGGCCGGTAGCGGGTACGCTAGAGGGGTACCCCCGCGCGGGGGCAGAAGGAGGCGGAAAATGACCAGGCCAACAACAGAAGAGTTCAGAATCGAGGTTCCGGGCAAGTTCAGGAAGGGGACAGCCTACCTTGACCTTGAGACAGTAAAGGTGTCAACTTACAATGCCTCAAGAAATAGGGGCCTGAATAGCGACTTCATCATGCAGAATGGCGAGTCGCTGAAGAACCGCTGGTCCATCGCAATGTACGGCGTTGCCCTGGATGGCGGCATCGTGCTCAGCGACAACGGCCTGAATGAGCCGGCAAACATTCAGGGTCTCGGTAACATACTGACTGGATGGAATGGTGGTGCTGCCTCTGGCGGTTTCATGTCCGGGCCAATCAATGAGGTGGCGTACGCAGCGACTCGCGAGTTTGACGAGATGGTTGCCAAGGGGCGCTTTACCAATGCCCGCCGTGCTCATGAGCTAGAGCCATTCTTCCCGGCTGTTCCTGGGGCTGACAAGGTAGCATGGCGTAACCTTGGCGGCAAGATTCCTGATCACATAAGCAGGTACCGCAGCCTTGATACTCGTAGCGCTATGGTACCGCACCACATTTCAAGAGGCAGTTACGAGCTTGTAACGGTCCACCTGCTCCGTGATGTTGTCCAGCTCATTATGTGGGATGGAATGCCAGACTGGAAATGCTGGGGATGGTGTGAGCGTGTAATGAATGATTTCGAGTTCGCAGAGAAGCAGGTCTTCGGTGATGAACAGGAGCGAAATGGGAATTAGGCCAGGAGCAGAAGAGACCAAGGACGGCAAGAAAGGTGAGAACAGCCCAGGTACCAAGCCGAAGGACCTGCCCCAGGTTCCACAGCCAAAGGGCAAGTTACGGGCGGAAAAATAACTCGGGCAATGCTAGCTTTGCGCCCGCGTACGCGGTAGGCTAGGCGTAGGCCGCCTAGCGGCGGCCAGTCAGGAGGCGAAAATGAGCGACCACACCAGCGTCATAGTGTCGGTACTGCCCGACTGTGACTTCACTCACGAGAAGCCGGTCAAGGCAAAGTACGACGGCAAGACCAAGATGGGGCCGTGGGCGAACATGTGCCAGTCCCACTTCGACCAGAACGGCATCGGCCTGGGTCTCGGCCGGGGCCAGAAGCTGATCATCAAGGACAAGGACAGCGACGATGGCGCCAGGGCTGAGGAACTGGACGGCACTAACCCGTAGCTGGTAGCTGCCCGACAGGCTGGGACTCCCCGCCCAGCCTGTCGGGGAACGTCCAGTACAAGGAGGAAAGATGCCACCCACCGGAATCTCGATTGCCATGAAGTTCTTCGGCAAGCGCACCATGCCTGACGGCAAGGAGCAGCGACTGTCCGAGTTCAAGGAGGAATGGGACGGACTGCTGGTGGACCACGTCCCCGGCACGCCGGTCCGGGATGAGCACCGGGTGGTGCAGCACGCGATCATTGCGGGCATCGAGGATGGCAGCTTCACCTACTGACCTGGCACGCGTGGTGGCCAGCCTCCTGTGAGGCGAAGGGCGCAGGTAGTGACGCCTGTGCCTGTCACGTTAAAGCAGAGGGTCGTATGAGGCAAGTACGGGTGGGCTGATCCCCCGCCAGGTGTGGGTTCGAATCCCACCCCTCTCACGAAAGGAGCAGTCATGAGCAAGCCACAGGTAGTAATTGTCCGCAAGGACAAGAAGATCAGGCACAAGGTGCTGCACGCAGCAGCGTTCGCCGTAACCGGCGGGGCAAGCGGCATCGTCACGGCGGCCGAGGCAGCCAGTCACGCGCAGTACAATGCCAGGACTCGGCAGCTCCAGGAGCAGTCCAGTCCCCGTCCGGCCCAGGTTAGCAAGGCAAAGGCAGTAGTTGGCCTTGTCTGCCTCAGCATCATTGTGCTGTGCATCATCATCGCAATCGCGGTGGGCTGATGCCTGCGATTCCACTAGTTATCTACCAGCTGGTGGAAGCTAGAATCGCCTTGAAGTTCGAGATCAAGCACGGTCACGGGCCGACAAGAGCAGTCAACTCCAAGAGCATAATCCCATGGCTGTACAAGTACTACATTACCGAGGTGTGTCAGGCACGGTACAGCCAGGAGCACAAGATCAAGGCGTACAATGACCTTAACAAGTATATGACAGATCACGGGATGGATGATAGGCCACTATGACCGAGGGCAGGGGAACAGGCTACCAGGAACTGTACTACGAGATCATAGCACTAGTCAATGATGGCGTGCTTGGCAATGAAAGCCCGCCAACTCCAAATTACTGGCACTGGCCAATTCGTGAGCCGGAAAGGCTCCCGGAGAAGTTTCAGAAGTGGATACCACTAGGGGAGGTGCGATGGTAGTGTCACTAGCAATAATTGGTACTTTTCTCGTCGGCGTTGCTTTTGGCGCATTCATTGCAGTAATAGCAATCATGAATGCGGACAAGCGGCCATGAGCTGGGATGTCACTCTGTACCAGGTACACAAGATCACTAACTGTCCACACTGTGGTCTTCCACTTCCGGTTCCGCGCGAGGAAGAGGAAGAGGTAAACTGGTGGAACTACACACATAACACCAGCCCAATGATCTATGAAGCCCTGAAGCAGGAAGGCTTCGAGCTTCCTGAGGGCAAGAACTGGTGGCAACATCTTGACGGTATGAACGGTCATGCTGGCGTGGCATACCTCAGTATTATCATCGGGCAGCTTGAGCTTAACCCACACCATTACAGACTCATGAACCCAGATAATGGCTGGGGTGACTATGACTCACTACTCGCCACTCTCTGTTCAATGCGTGACGAGCCAGTCAATAAAGATTCCAGATGGCATGTGAGTGGGTGAATAATGTACTGGCAGGTAAGGGCGAGCTTTGCCAATAGTGGCGGCATCATGACGTTTGGCCTGGAGGCAGACAATCGCATCGGGGCCGAGCTGCTAGCATTCGACAGGATGCCACCTGGCGTCTGTGTGCTTGACGTGACGGCGATAGATGCGACGAAACTCAGAGTAGCAAAAGTAGATAATGGCGACTCTGACCCGGTAGGCTTAGCGTAGCGTCGCGAACGCGGCGAAAGCAGGAGGCGAGATGGGATTTATGTACCTTCACCTGAAGTCGGATGACCAGGGGAAGATTCACGCAACGGTACAGCCCGATGGCACGCTACCGTTTGTCACTCTAGGGTCGGAAAACACCCGTTGGTCTGGGCGGCCGTTCGCTGTCTTCCAGATCGAGAGCTTTCAAGGCCTGACGTCAATCGATACCAGGGACCTGGAGCTTGAGGTCATCAACAGGCTCGGGGAAGATGGCCTGCGCTCACGGCTGGCCAGCGAGCTTTCAACGAATGACCTGCTCGGGATGCTTCGTGACCGCATCCCTCCCGCGTAGGAGGCGAAATGGACATCGACAGCGTACTGCGGAAAGTGCACGGTCTGATCGCAAAGGCTGAGCATCCGAGTACGCCACCCAAAGAGGCGGCTGAGGCTCAGCGTATGGCTGACGCCCTCATGTACAAGTACAAGGTTAACCGGGTCCAGGCTGACAAGGCGGTCCCTGTTGCCCAGCGGATGAAAGCGGACAAGGTCGAGATTCCGCTTGTTGAAGACCCATCTCTTGTCGGGTATATGGCAGCACTAGCCAGGTCCGTTGCCAGGCACTGCGACTGTCGTATCCGCGAGTATTCAACCTTCCGCGCGGACGGCTGGCATTCCAGGATCTACGGGTACCAGTCTGACCTTAGTTATTACCAGATCCTCTATGCCGAGCTTCGCCTGCAGATGGTAGGGGCACTCCGTCCCAAGTATGATCCGGCGAAGTCCATCGACTTGAATGCCTACCTCATGCACAATGCCGGCATGAACTGGTTCGACATGGCCCAGATGGAGGGCTGGAGGCAGGTTCCGCCGGAATTTGGCGAGCCAAAGGTCATGTACATCAATGACCACACTGGCCAGCGTCAAAAGTGGTCTGATGCCGTAGGTAAGTTCAAGGACGGGTACAAGCGCGAGATTGAGCTACGTGGCGAGCCTTGGATGCAGATCCCGCCTGGCGGTATGAACACGTTCAGGGTCAATGCTGCCAATGGCTATGTTGTCCGCATAGAACAACGTCTCGCCAGGATTCGTGAGGGCCGGGAGGTAGGCACCACTATTGCCCTTCTCAATGACGCGGTTGATGCCCTGTTCAAGGAAGATAATCCTGAGCTATACAAGCCCATCGAGTCATCAGCACCGAAAGGCAGGCGCACTCGCGCCCCAAAGGTCAGGCATATTCCGTACAGCGCACAGGGCTATGAGTCTGGCGTGCGCCAGGCCAATGCCGCAGCCCTTGACCCATCCCCGTCGCACACCCCCAGGAAGGAGCTGTGATGGACCCTATCAAGGCAGCTATCGCAGCCAAGATCCAGACGTACCTGACGGATGATGTCAGTTACAAGTTTCCTCACCTTCCCATCGAGAAGATTGAGTTCAGTGCTGTCGATAGCCTGAACACCCAGGTCCGCGTTGTCACCGTGGGCCAGGGAATCCGCTACTTCACGGTGCAGTTGCGGGAGAACCTCTAGCCATCGTAGTGCCACAACAACAACCAGAAGGGTCAGCCATGACTGACGACACCTCCACAACCACCATCAACAGCGACGAGGCCGGCAGCGGCCCGCTCGACCTGTCCAGGCCGGTCAGCCGTGACCGGTACATGAACACCATCACGGGCCTGTACCAGTTCTTCGAGGGCGAGCTCAAGCCAAGGAATTCCTGGTGCAACGAGCGGTTCCGCTACTTCGAGGAGCTCATTCCAGAGCTGGTCGTTGACCGGAGCAACCGGCACTACACCGCCGAGCTGGACTTCACCAGTGTGCCCGAGGATGCCGACTACGTGGCCCGGCTGCGTGACACCAGGGGCAAGTTGCTCTGGTACGCCAGCTCCACAATCATCAGCCTATCTCAGACCAACGAGGCACTCCAGGCGGCCGGAATGCCTGGGTACAAGGCGGAGAATTCCGGAACCCGCATGTCCCTCGAACTCGACAACATCAGGATCACCGTCGCAGCCAGTACCTCGAACGAGGCAAGGGTGTGGATTCAGGACCACCTTACCGACTTCCTCACGCGCATGATCGATGGGAAGGGCCCAATGGACACCGACCTGTACGTCCCTGGCTCCATCACCTTCGGCGATCCCGAATACATCCACACGGCTAGCCTGCCGTCTGTTGACGTCAAGGACACGATCCGTCCCGGCTTCATCGGCTGACCCCCGGCCCCTGAGCGTCACGTCTGGCTGGTACTCGCCTCCCGGCCAGGCGTGGCGCTGAAGGACCGACAAGAAAGGAAAACATGAAGTTCTCACCACGCAACAAGGGCCTTATTGGTGGCCTACTGGCCGGAGCAGCTCTTACTGCAACGCTCCTAACATCCTGTGGAAATGGAACACCGCAGCTCGATGACCTTCAGAACGTCCCGCCATCCTACCCCAACTACGTCGCCAACCTCATCAATGTCAGCGGCTTCCCGAACGTTACGATGCTCTGCTACGACGGCGCAGGCTTCGCGACAACCACACGCGACGCGGCGGGTGCTGTAACCCTGGTGCCTGAGTGGAGTGCCTTCTGCGAGAAGCAGATCGGGAAGCAGGCAACTCAGGGAGGCCAGCCCTAAAACTCAGCTTTGCAAACCCTAGACTTCAGGCGCTTGCGCCGGTAGACTAGGGGTAGCGCCCCGGCCGGGGGAATGATAGACTCCTGAAAAGTGAGGAACCCTGGCCGGGGCCAGTGCTAGGAGGCGAAATGAAGTGTGGTAGCTGCAGGGACAGCCACAAGACTGTCGATGAGGTAAGAGACTGCTACAAGCAGAAGAACTTCGTGCCGCTCACGACTGTGCACGATGGCAAGAACGGCCAGTATGAGCTGCTCCAGAAGCTCCTGGCTGAGCGCGACATGGCTCCGCTCCCTCCGTACGATCACGTCGCGAACACAATAAGCAAGAGCGACGCGGGTGAGGCAATCGCTCTCCTCATCGACAACGTGCCCAAGTCCGACGGCAAGTGCGATGACGACTGGGAGGGTGAGTTATGTCTGAGGGCACTCTCAGGGAAAGGTACCTGGCCAGCCAGACAAAATACAACCGCAGCTACAAAGGGGCGGCTCGGTACAAGCGGTATGAGGCAAAGCATCCCGAGCGTGCTCAGGCATGGAGCGAGCTCATGCAGATCAAGGCGAGGCGGCGGTTATGCTTTATGTCGCATTTGAATGCGTCCTGATCATTATGACGGCGAATGAGCTTTGTGCGCCCTCATACATGGCCGAGTACACTGCAGCCAAGTTCGGTGTTGCAATGATACTCATCATGATCAGGGAGATGCAATGACAGTCGATGAAGCCATTGAGGAAATTACTCGTGCATCAGTAATCTGTACCGATGTAGACCTATGGCGTAGTGAGCTTGAAACTATCCTCAAGGCCGTCCGCTCGCGCGCAGTTCTCGATGCACAGGCAAGCATGGTTGCCGCATTTACCTGTCCGGAACATCACGGCAGGCACGAAATTCCTACCGATCAGGTAGGGAATATCCAAGGACCCGTTTCACCTTGAAGGGAATGCCATGGAAACCACTCAGACAGTCCTGCTCAGCCATCTCCACCCGAACCCAGCCAACCCCCGCGTGGAAGCTGGGGATGTAACTGATCTTGCCCTTTCAATCAGGGAACAGGGCATAGTACATGACATCCTTGTCCGTCCCTCTCCTGAATTTGGAGTGGGCCACTTCGTAATTGAGGATGGATTCCGGCGCTGGGTGGCGGCCGAGGGTAACGCGAGGATGGGGCTAGGTCCTGAGACAGTTCAGGTACGCATCCGGTCGCTGAAGCCAGGCGAGAATTATGCCGTGCGCGAGGTTGTTACATCACTCGTAACAACAATCCATCGTACTGACCTCAGGGCAATGGAGAAGGCACACGCATTCGAGGCCCTGATGAGGGAGACCGGCAAGAACCAGTCGGAAGTTGCCAGGATGATTGGCGTGAATTCCAGTACGGTAGGTCGGTACCTTTCACTTCTGGAGCTAGCGCCACAGGCACAGAAACGAGTGTCCGATGGAACACTCAGCGTAGAGGACGCAATAGATGCGGTTATTAAGCATCGAGCAAAGGCAAGGAAGGACAAGGGACAGGCTGCAGTTGACCCTGGCTGGGAGCCACTCTACCTCGCGAAGACGCACCCTCTTGCAAAGAAGGCTCGAACAATGTGCGATGCCAGGGAGCATAATAATCGCCGTCGCCTAGATGGCGTAGCCTGCGGGCAGTGCTTCGAGACTGTTATACGTCAGGACCAGAGCACAGTAGACAGGATGGAGTACAATGAGGCTTTCAAGAATGCCGGACTCAGCGTCCCATTCACCGCTCCAATCTTCCTGACCGGCGAGGATGCCAGCAAGAATGGACAGCCATGAGGCCGCACAGGTTTAATCCTGACCAGCGCGTCTCGACTGGTGAGATTTGCGTGTGCGGAGGGTCAAGAAACTACCGGGCACATCAGCCTTGGTGGTGGCTCATTCTGAACAGGAAGAAGTGGTGGAGATGAAGGACAACGTATACATCGTGACGCGGGACCGGCTCGACAACCTGGAGAAGATCATACCACGCTGGCTGGAACAGTACTTCTATGTCACACTGGTAATCGAACATTCCGAGTACATGAAGCACGATGCCCTCATCCGTGGCATGGGCGTTTATGATGATATTGCAATAATCAGCCCAAAGGCGGAAAATAAGGGCATCGGTCATGCCCGGAAGTATGCAGTTACAAATGCCTGCCTTCGCGGGCTGCGGTCATTTATTATGTCTGATGATGATCTCCGTCCGCACAAGGACTCGGTGATGGCCGACCTGGTAAAAGAAGCTGAAAAGCCAAATGTCCTTGGCATCGGGGCGACAAGGCCGCTACATGACAGGTTCTCGCACAACATGACGAGGGACCGGGATGATGTCATTATATGTCCTGGTGGCTGGGGCATGCAGGTCTTTGCGCTGAACGTCAGGAACACAGTCGATGTCGGCAACTTCAACCCTCGCCTTGACTGCTGGGGCGAGGATCACGAGCTGATGCGTGACGGGATTGTTTGTGGCTTCCCCTGGCTCGTACACTGTGGAGTGAAGTGTGAGCCTATCGGGGTGCGCTATGATCCTGGTGGCCTACACTCGTACATCGGCAAGGGTAACAGGTCAGAGCGCGAGTTGGAGTGTCGTAAGCTCATCTATGAGCGCTGGGGGAATTACGTAAGCAAGCCTGACAAGAGGCCGCGTACAGCATGGGCCAGAATGATGGATGAATACATTCCTAACTGGCGTAGCAAGTCAGCAATCCACGGCGGTGAATGGCAGTAGACTCCAGCGATCCTGTAAGGTATACTAGTTCTAGGGCCGTCCCCGGCCGCAGTAGGAGGCGAGAAATGCCACAGTTCATTGTTACGGTTAAGCTCCATCGACTTCCTGAACACGATCCAAGGAGCAAGAAGACGGGGCCGTGCCCGGTAAGCGGCGGCAACTGCACTGACGTTACCGGGGAGCACCACAGCTACCTGCAGGAAGCCGTCACGTCTGATGATGCCGCAAGAATTGCTCGGGAGCAATGGACTCACGTCACCCGAGTCGAGCAGGTGTCATGATGCCAACGTACGAATATCATTACAATACGTACGAGGAAGCAATGAAGGCTGTCGATGTGGCGGTAGAGGAAACGCTCAGTGACAATCCACACCTAAAGGCACAGGAAGACGATATCTTCCATGATGTAGTACAGGCCATAATGCCTGACTGCACTCCAGAGGTGGAGGCCGAGATATCAAGGGTGACAGGAGTTCCCCGGCTGTGAAGATTGAAGTGTGGGTTAGTCCTGAAGGCGTACACCACCAGTATCAGGTCGGGTATCCGTGCTTCACGTGCGGTAATTCACATAGTGACCCGTCTGTTGAATTCATAGACCAGGTAGCCGAGGCCATCCTATCCGAGACAGAGGGGGATCTGGACAAGGCAATAATTATAGCCGACATGGTCAAGTATGCGCTCCAGCGTAGGAGCATACAGCAGCACGTATGGCCATCTATACCTATACCACTGACACACGAATACAGAATAGATTGGTGAAGGGGCCGTAATGAGGAATGGTGCCAGGGGATGGAAGGTCGATGAGACCATCACTGAGATCCCTGAAGAGGATAAGGGCAATGTTATCAGCCGGGATGACCCGGAGCCATCACGCAAGGATGACCCCACCTACTACACAGGCCCGGCAGGCGGTGACTGATGTGACACTCAAGGAAACAAAGCTAGAGATTGAGAATACAATAAGGGTGAGGATTAAGGACAGGATGCCAGTTGCAGACCTTGTTCTGCCACCCAACCCCATCAGCATCATAGTGGTAGGCAAGAGCGCCGACAACCTCCAGGCCCGCATAGTCTACCGGGACTGTGCCCCCTACTACATCAATGTGAGCAAGATACGTTGACAGTACAGATAAGAATTGACGGCAAGAGGATTCTTGCTATTGTTCCGTACAGGGGCGGCCGAGGGTCCATACAGGCAAAGCAGGTGCCTGGCGTTAAGGCAAAGTGGGACAAAGAAAAGTTTGTCGGATGGACCTACCCGCTCAGCCTAAATTCTTGCTATGCCCTCCGTCGTGTCTTCGGTGAGGAACTTGAGATCTCAGATGGCCTTGCTAAATGGGCACGTGCCGAGATCATCAAGAATAATACGCTTGAGGATTTCAGGGAAGAGGCGATTGCCAGCCAGACATTTGACCAGCTTGCGGAAGAGGCTCCGCAACTGTACCTTGCGATGGCGTCGCGGGAGTATCAGCTAGCAGGGACAGCATTCCTGGTAGCGGGTGGTCAAACGATACTCGGTGATGAGCCGGGACTAGGCAAGACACTGCAGGCACTAGGTGCTATCATCCAGAATGACGCAAAGACAATCCTCGTGGTGTGTCCTCGTACCGCAACACGTACAGTATGGGAACGCGAGACTGGTCGCTGGACTCCTAGCATAGCGACGTTTGTTGCTCAGGGAACACATGCCCAGCGTGAGGCTGTCATGAGCCGATTCTCAGACCATTCTGTCCTGATACCGGGGACACGAAAGATGCTCATAGTCAATACTGAGATGATTAGGGCAAAGAAGAGGGAAGTATGCCCGGAAGGGCTTGACCCCAAGTGGTGTGATGACAGGCCATTCGAGGCACGCGGCGATCACAGGCACCACTATGAGGTAGAGCCTGAATGGCCATTCCTCAGCGAGCAGGCATGGGATGCAATAATACTTGACGAGTCCCACAACGCACTCGCGTCCACCGCCAACGTACAGAGCAAGAGGATTACCCTTGCCAGGCGCGGAGCCGTCAGGATCAGGAAGCGTCTCAGGAAGGGTGGACTAGCAGTAGCAGTCAGTGGGACGCCATTCCGGTCTGACCTAAGTAAGTCCTGGGGGACACTTAACTGGCTGAGGCCTGATGTGTTTAAGGGGTACTGGAGTTTTGCCGAACATCACTTCGGTGTTACATACAATGGCATCGCAAAAGTTGTTGGCAGGATCGAGGATGGCAGGCAGATTGTCGAGCCACTAGACCAGGAGGAATTTGACCGTGCGCTACGTCCATACTACCTCGCGCGGAGAAAAAGTGACGTGGTCCCTGACCTACCACCAATCATATATGCGGGCACTCCACCAGAAGGATTCCCCGATGGGCCATGTTACGTACGGCTTGATATGGAATCCAAGCAAGCTAAGGCGTATCGCCAGATGGAGGCTAACTCGGAGGCTGACCTCAATGGTGGTAGAGTACTTGCTAACGGAGTCCTTGCCGAGATCACTCGACTGAGGCAGTTTGCAAGCAGCTACGCACGGATAGCCGGGCCGGGTCACGTCATACCGGACACCCCAAGCAACAAGATCGACTGGATCTCTGACTTCATGTATGAGCGTGAGGGTGGAGATGGCAAAGTTGTTATTGCCAGTAGCTTCACACAGCTAGTCGAGATGACAGCGGCTATGCTCCGTAAGGACAAGTGGGAAGTCCTCACGCTTACCGGGGCTACCAGCGACAAGAACAGAGCCATCCTTCAGCGAAGGTTCAATGACCAGGATGATCCTCTCCGTGTAGTTGCCATAAATACCAAGGCTGGCGGTGAGGCAATAACGCTCGACGCTGCCGATGACATGATAGTCATTGACATGCCCTGGACCAGCGATGAGTTCAAGCAGCTAGAGAACCGCATACACCGCGTCTCCCGCATACATCAGGTAACAGTCTACCGCCTGATAAGCAATGACACCATCGAGGAATGGATCGCTGACATGTCAGAGGAACAGCGAGCAATCCTTGAGGCTGCTAGCCCACGCAAGCTCAGCGAGATGATCAGAGAGGCACGAAGATGACCGATATGCGTAATGTCAGGAATGCTATCGCACGTGTGCGGTCAAACCTCAGGAACGTCGAGCATGAAGCCGTTCTTGGCAACAGTAATGGTGCGTTTGCCTCTGCCCAGGATGCCTGGCAGAATGCCTTTGACCTCATGCAGCTATTCGCCCTCACGGATGATGAGCTGGCAAAGGCAAAACCTGGAGCCAATGACCCGGAGACAAATTAATGTCAGATAGTGACGATAAGTTCCGCGAGTGGTTTGGTGCCAATGAGGGGAAACTCAGGCTTCCATGGAACACAGACTCACTCCGTGCTGCCTGGGAGGCCGGCAGGAAGTCGAGGGATAAGGAGATTGAATTTCTCCGAACGGTCACAGAACAGGGATGGGAATGACCTGGGAGACTGCTAATCCATGGGCCATTGTCGATATCGAGGCTCGGCCGCAGGTAGTTGTTACCAGGTATGAGAGCAAGGCAATGGCAACATGGTACCTCGGCTACCTACTTGCGCACGGGGCTGCGTCTACGCAGGCGAAACTCAGGCGCGGCGGGTACGGCATCGAGGAAAATTCTCGGAAGATGATGGCTGAAAAGGTAGCGTCAGCTCGCCGGATGGACTATACTAAGGGTAACGCTAAGCCACGAACCACCAACGTAGAAAACAAGGGAAAGGTCACAACCATGCCACCTCGCGGACGTAAGGGTGCTGCTGTTCCGGTCGAGCCAGAGGAAGTGCTTGAGGAAGAGAATGGTGCCGGCTTGTTCGATCATCACCTGACCAAGGACCTCAGCCCTACGATGTCAACCTACGCGGACTGGTTCCACGCCAACGTAGCGGACATCGACCAGCTAGGCAAGGATGACCCGGCTCGACTGCTTGCCCTAGGCAGCACGCTGTACCCGCACTTCCAGAAGTCCCCGGAGAACCAGGCTGCCCGTGCAGAGCGAAAGGCTGCGCGTGCCGTCGCTGTCGAGCCTGAGCCCGAGCCTGAGCCTGAGCCTGTTGCTCAGCCTGCGCGCCGGGGCCGTCCCTCCACCAAGGCTGCGGCTGCGGCACCGGCTGCTGCTCCTGCAGCCAAGGCCCCCGCTCGTCGGCGCGGTGCCGCCCCGGCTGCGGCCGAGGCACCCTACTAGAAAGCTCCTGTCCGGGGCGAAGTGACCGACCGGCTTGCCGCGTAGCCCGCAGGGGCATACGGTCTTCCCCGGACAGGACCAATGGTTGGAGCACCTGGATCACTGATCAGCTCCAGGTCCACGGAGGGCAGCATGCGAGAGCCGTGCTTCCGGCAGGGGTCAAACCCCAAGCCCTCCACGCAGGCCGTGGGATCCCAAGGGTGTAGCGAGAACGGCTCTGGGTATTGGCGGTTCGATTCCGCCCCGCTACACCCACCTAAACGTCCAGCCCCTGGTGGCAACCATGGTCGGGTGCCGGGGGCTGGACCCAGGGGCGTTGGTGTATGGGTAGCACGCTTAGGTTTGATCTAAGAGCACCAGGTTCGAGTCCTGCAGCCCCACGGCCAATAACTGGAGGAACAATGATGACATGGGGCCGTACGTACTGGCCGATCTTCCTGGACATCTCCTCAATATGGGTGCTACTTGGCTTCGGAGTGCCCGAGGCAATAGCACTCATCAATCACAAGCTACATGTAGATGACACACTCTCCTACTATGCCCGTACCGAGCTACATATCAGTGTAGCGACAGCGGCTACGGCGCACACACTTGCATGGTACCTCTCATTCATCGTGTGGATGTCATTCGTCATATTCATCACAGCCCACATCTGGTTCGACCAGTTCGGATAATGAAAGAAACTCGCCCACAGGGACCACCGTGTGTGAGCGGTGCGGAAGAACGGCTAGCCAGGATGCGATCGGCCAGGCGTGCCTAACTCGCGGCACCATGAGGGAGACAAATGACTGGACTGCCACTAGTAACTACAACGTCTCGCTCGACGTTCCGGCGCTGCCCACAGAAGTGGGTATGGCGATTTGAGGATGGCCTAACTCAAAAAGGTGAGACCGCTGATGCCCTGTGGTTTGGTACTGGAGTCCATGAAGCTCTTGCTAAGTGGTACCTGAGGGGTGCGCGACGCGGGCCGCGACCTGCTGATACATTTGACAACTGGTGCTCCAATGAGATGCGCGAGATTCGTGCATCCCGCGAGGAATGGGAAGACCAGGCTAAGTATGAGGATGCTCTTGAACTTGGCATAGCTATGCTCGACAACTACATTCAAGAGTATGGTGCTGATGATAACTGGGACATAGTTGCGATCGAGCAGCCATTCAAGATTAGGGTGACCTGGCACGGTAAGCCGGTCGCCCTGTTCATGTCTACCTGGGATGGCGTCTACCGGGACAGGAAAGATGGCAAGCTCTACCTCCTGGAACATAAGACAGCAAGCCAGATCACCCTCCCCTACCTTGCACTTGATGATCAGGCAGGAGTGTACCTGGCCGTTGCTGAACAGTGGCTCAAGACCAAGAACATTATGAGGCAAAATGAGCACATCGCCGGAATCATGTACAACTTCCTCAGGAAGACAATGGGTGATGACCGGGATCGGAATGAAGGTGGAGCCTACCTAAACAAAGATGGCTCGGTAAGCAAGAAGCAGCCGCCACCACCGTTTGTCCGGAACCTAGTTGAGCGTGGCCCCGGCGAGAGCAGGACTCAGATGGAGCGACTAGCCAATGAGGTAGCTGTCATGAATGCTGTCCGAGACGGTACCATCCCAGTAACTAAGAGCACCACCAAGGACTGCACATGGTGCGAGTTCTTTTATGTATGCACTCTCCATGAGCGTGGCAGTACCACTGCCTTCAATGAGTACGTTCGTCACGGCTTCACAAAGAAAAATCCATTCGACCGTTACCAGAAGAGCGCAGGATGAATGCTGACGAGTACGGAAACCCTGACTTTGAGCACCCTGAGCCACCCGCGCCGGGTCTCGGCCACAACCTCTACCATCCAGTCCCGACCGACAAATGTATCTGTACCGACGGCCCTTGTATGCTTTTGTCTGAGGAACGTAAGGTACCGACACCTTGCTCTGAAACGCCAACTCAGGAAGACCTACTCTGTGACGAATGCAGGGATAGTGATGTAAGTGGCAAGAAACATTGTCATCCATGTATGTAATATGAAGTGGAGTAAATAATGCCACCAACACGCGGGGTACGAAAGCCACGACAGGCACGATCAGGCAATCAGGCCGAGAGCCCACTCGCCATAGATGCTGACGTTGTAGAAATCAAGATCGAGGATATTGCCAGCTTCAGGGAGAGCAAGAACATCTGCCTCTTTGGACCGTCGGGACACGGCAAGACGACCCTCGCGAGTGGCGCTCCAAGGTCAACATTCCTGACAACAGAAAAGGGCCTGTCCTCAGCTCAGACCGCCGGGTCAAGGTCAGGTATTATGCGTGCCTATGACTGGGAGCATATAAAGGCCGGTCTAGACCTGGCTGACGAGAAGCTTGGCGAGGATGACTGGCTTATTGTAGACAGCGCCACAAAGATGCAGGTTCTCTACATGCGCTGGATCCTACGTATGCAGAACCAGGCTAACAGTAGCCGCAGTCTTGACATTCCTGCTCTCCAGGATCACCAGCAGTACCAGAATGGTTTTAAGCGCTTCATCGATCACATCATTGATGCCAAGTACAACTCAATAGTCATCTTCGGAGAGATGGAGATCCCTGGTGAGGATGATGAGATGGAGCGCGTACCTCACATTGAGGGCGGCAAGACGTTCCAGGTATGCCGGTATGTCATAGGACAGTTTGACGTGGGCATCCGGTACTCCGTTAGCCGGAAGCTAAGCGGTCCAGGCGATACAAAGCGGATCGCCCTAACCCAGCCCACTGACCAGTACTGGGCCAAGGACCGATACAGTGCCCTCGGTGACTACCAGATAGTAGAGCCGGGTGAGTATGATGCCATGGCACAGTTCATCGAGATGATATATGAGTCACGAGGGGAGGTAGTCAAGTGAGGTATGACACGCTTATGCTGGCAATCGAACGTTTCCTTGACCGGAAGCAAGAACAGACCGGCGAGAAGTGCGAGAACCCAAAGTGCATGATATGTAATAGCACATATGCTAACCCGGCAGGGACAATGCACTGGTGGCCAGTAGGAAAGGTTAGGTCATACATTTGACGCACAGGTGTATGCTTGGATCGTGTGGATGGGCCAGTCCCGATGAGCCAGATCAGTTCTCGGGGTGTAGGGCAACCTGGCATATCTTCGAGGATCACCCAGATGTTTGGCTCAGGACATTCGGTGACAGAAAGCCGGTGGACCCAGACCCACGCACCGATGAGGGCATGATGGCAATCAGGGTAAACATCATACTATCTGGAGGATAAGTGCCCCCTAGACGGCAGAAGCCCGAGTCCGGTAGGGTATCGATAGTCGATGCCGACACGATGCTCATGCAACAGTTTAGGCTCCACTGTCAGAAGCGCCACCCACAGATGAAGTTCTGGTCAATAGGCGAGCATATCGCAGACCACAGGCTTCATGATGACTCTCTTAACCATATCCACACCAAGGAAGCACCAACAGAAGAGGAAGGCAGCACAGATGCCTAAGCTCCGCAAGGAAGAGACAGAAGACATGGATGTAGCTGAGCTGGAGGCCGCTGAGTACAGCGACGAGCAGTTCAGCAAGTATGGCGGGGATGTCCCGCCGAACGACACGATCCTCAGGGCCAAGGTGTCCAAGATGTGGTGGTCCCGTACAAATGCAGGTGACCCCATGCTTGTCGCCCTCGTTGAGGCGGATGAGAATGAAGGTCTTCTCGGTGAGTACAACGGACTCCCCTGCTGGGAGCGGATGTCGCTAACTACAGGAGCCAAGTTCAAGTGGGCACCATTCCTGGAGCACTTCGGCCTCTCGATCAGGGACGTCAAGGGAAAGATCATCCTTGAATCTGATGAGGACGACAGCATTGGCGCCCCGATCGTGAAGATCGACAAATTCGCACCAGGCTCGGAAGATGCATGGTGCCGGATTATCATCCAGCGCGAGAAGTACAATGACAACTGGCAGGCTCACGTAGCAGGCTGGCTCCCCTACGATGAGGATGAGGAGCCTCAGGATGCAGACGAGGAACTGGAAGATGAGGATGATGACCTGGAGGATGAGGATGATGCAGAGGACGAGGAGGCTGAGGAGTCCGTCCCAGTGGTAGCGAAGCGGGGGAGGCAGCCCGCTAGGAGCGCTTCTAAGGCCGCCGCAGCCCCGGCCGCTACCCCTACCCGCGCGGCGGGTCGCAAGCCCGCTCCGGCCGCGTCCGCCCCGGCCAGGGCTAGGCAGTCCCGTACGGCTACCGCCGCGAAGCCCGCCCCGGCCCCTGCGCGGCGGGGACGCCGCCCCGCCACCGAGGACAATGAGCCTCCTTTCTAGAACAGCCCTGGGGCCAGCTCATCAATGCCATCTTCGGTGAGTGTCTAGGCCATATCCAAGAAGCTGAGCAGGTCGGCCGCTGCGTCTACTGTAGACAATGCGGCCGACGGCTCTACCAGGGCACAAAAATGAACCCCATCGAGCTCTTCAATCTCAGGAAGGAATGGGGTAAGTGACTTACTTTGATGCTAAAGTTGAGCCTACAGATCACAGTAAGATCGGCGGGCACACCCTGATAATACATCATTACAATCCGCAGCAAGGCCAGGCCTGGGTTGACCTCACAGACCACCAGCTCACTATGATAGCCCTGGCAATCCTAGGCCACCTAGCATCAGTCAAGGAGTTACGGTGAAGGTAATCGTCATTGGGTGCGGACCCGCAGGACTCGCGGCTGCTCACGCTGCTGTAGGGCTGGGTGCAGAGGTACGTGTAATAGCACCAAAGAAGATGACTCCGCAGAACGGTCCGGTAACGATACAGAATCCAATCCCTGGCATTTCAGTAGACCATCCTGACGGTTACATTCGCCAGCTAGTGGTCGGTGGCTCAATACTTGACTACAGACTGAAATTGTATGGTGATGTTAACGTCAACATCAACGGTAACATCATGCGTCCCGGCTACGACGCATGGCAGGTCAGGGCTGCCTACTACAAGATGTGGGACCTGTACTCCTGGATGGTCGAAGATGGAATGGTAGCGCCCGGAGACATTCAATGGCTAGTTCGTGATAGTGACCTGGTAGTCTGCTCAGCTCCAGCAAAAAGCCTGTGCTACCAGGATTGCGACAAGCTACTTGCCCGCGATCAGGAATGTCATGAGTTCCGGAGCGTGCCTATCGCCCTCAAGTTCAGCACAAGCTATCCGAACCAGCCGGAAAATACCGTAATATACAATGCCCGAAAGGATGAGCCATGGGTGAGGAGTAGCCTCATTTTTGGTGTGGGGGTAACCGACTACAAGGTTGAGGACTGTCCTAACCCTGACCTGATAATCCAGAAGCCACTAGGCACCGACTGTGACTGTCACCCAAAGGTGCTTCGGGTAGGCCGGTATGGCAAGTGGCACAACTTGTCATGGATCGACAGCGCATACTCAGAAACTCGCGAGTCTTTGTTGTCAATGATGCACCAGCAAGAATGGAGTTCTGTTGTCTAGCCTGTATGAGGTAGAGACAATCGCAACAACAACGGAAATTGTCGAGGCTGAGTCAGAGAAGGAGGCAATAGACAAGGTAGAGGCTCGCGGCCTGACGGTAACAGGAGCCAGGAAGCTAGAGCCGCAGGACCCTGATACGCTATAATCGAGGTAGGAGGGAATCGTAATGGCAACTCAGAAGCCCGATGGTAGCTGGGACATCAGCGATGAGGAAGCTCGCCAGATCAACGAAATCTCAGAAGCCGAGTCACAGCAACGTCACGATCAGTACGTGAGGAACAACATGGACGATCCGCTCGACCTTGTATTCAGGTCGATAGTACACAACCACACGCGTAGTGATGGATGTGGCGTAAACTGCCCAATGTACCTGAAATTCAATCACGATAAGACTCACGTCACGGGGTGCGGTCCTGGCTGTGTGTCATGGTTCTACCTATCGCCTCAAGTTGAAGAGGCAACCTTCCTGTCAGAACCTCCAGAAGAGCAGACCAGGGAGGTGGTCAGGTGGGCGGATGAGGCAATGTTCGTTGCCAAGCCGCTTACACCAGACACAGATGGACAGCTTAGGCCGGAAGTTACAATCATTCATATGACGGCCGACCCGCTCCGGGTAATGGCGGCCGCAGCACAGATGTATGAGGGCGATCCCGTCTATAGCCCAAATGACATACCTCGCCGCCTAGCTGAAGAATGGCTCAGGAAGACTCTTGCCCATAATTATCCGGCACCTCTTGAATTTGTCGATATCCACTTCATGATCAGGAACGTTACCAGGGCATTTACACACCAGATGGTCCGACAGAGGCAGGCGGTGTACATTCAGGAATCGCTACGCTTCGCCGTCAAGGAGAATGCCGCAATGGAGGTTGTAATGCCTCCTAGCATCTCACATCTGTCAATCGATGATCCACGGCGTGTAGAATGGGAGAAGGCAGTTAGGGAGATTGGTGACTCATACAATGCACTTATCAATACGGGTATTCCGGCCGAGGATGCCCGTGGCCTACTCCCTACCAACATTGGGACCAGTCTCCATTACAAGACAAACCTGCGCATGCTCCGGGAGCACTCAGGGAACCGGCTGTGCTCCCAGGCCCAGCACGAGTGGAAGCTAGTATGGGGCGAGTTCATCAAGGCCATACTCAGCTACGGCCCGGCCAGTCAGAGGTGGCAGCAGAAGCTCATCGCGAGTATGTTCAAGCCGATCTGCTACCAGACTGGCAAGTGTGAGTACCCGCTCCCAATGGGACGGTACTGCGCCATCCGTGACATGGTAGATGCCCACCACTACGCCGGTGACACGCCTGAGTCATGGACTGACATCAACCCGCTCGTCCTCCTGCATCCAGAGGTGGCTCGTCGTGCCCAGTGAATGTAGACTGTCATATCCACATCCATCACATACTGTTCTTGGCCCAAATCCATTTATGTGCCCTGGAATACCCTACCCGGACGCAACATCATCTAATATCCCAGTCTACTCGTGCGGCCAGGGTGCCACTCACGATAAGCACACTTACGAGAACGACGGCACCAAGTGGCTGTGTCTAGGTATTCATGAACACCCAGAACTAGATGACAGTATCATTAAGGCGCGACTCCATGTGAAGTTGTGCAATCTTGGCTATGGCCATAAGGCACACCGTTCCACCTTTGAGGGCCAGAATGTAATGTGTCCAGGTCGCGAGCACACCATCGAGACAACGCCAGAATTCGATGAAGGAAAAATGAACACAACCCGAGATGCCGCGGCAGACTTCATGACTGAATGTGGCCTGGACCCCACTCCGGACGCTATAGGACAGCTCGCGGAAGTGTTCCTGCCATGCCTGAAGATTATGTGTGAGCGGGGGTATGACCCTGACGGCCTTACATGGAAAGCCGAGGGCTGGCGCGGCATGGTATGGAAGGCACGCGACAAGATGACGCGACTGTGGTTTCATGCCTGGGGGAATGGGAATGACCACCCAGACTCAGCAGTCGACTGCATCAATTACCTCGGCTTCTACATAAGGCTGAGGAATGGAATCGGTAGTGAGTGGGGCGACCGTGGCGCCCCAGGAGGTGTTAGTGAAGATCTACATTGACCTGGATGATCAGTGGGTCGGTAGGTACCGTGGGCCAAACCATAACTATGTATGTATTATACCGTGCATAGTCATAAGGTGGAAGAGGCGTGTCGACAAGAATTAGGTTCGTCAACTTGCACCACCACACCACGTTCAGTACCGGTGATGGGTACCGTCTTCCTGTGATACATGTGGCCCGTGCAGCTGAGCTTGGGTACGGGGCGGCTACTGTCACCGAGCACGGAAATGTAAGCAGCTTCTTTCAGCACGAGAAGGCATGTCTGAAGGCAGGCATCAAGCCCATCTTTGGACTGGAGGCATACTGTGGACCTGTTGATCTTGAACGACGGTCGGCCTGGAAATATCACCTCACCATCCTGGCCAGTGATCAGGAGGGATATCGAAGCCTCAATAAGATCGTCACACAGAGTTACAAGGACTTCTATAGCAAGCCTACGGTTTCAGGACAGTCGCTGGCAACAAACTCGCGAGGATTGGTTGCTCTTTCAGGATGTAGCGGCTCTCTGCTCGCGTGTACCCTCCTTGGAGGAAAGGGTATTCCTGAACCTGAAGAGCCTGATATGGGAGCTGCCGAGGATGTCGCCCGGAGATTCTCCGATCTGTTCGGAGATCGTTATTTCCTTGAAATACAGCCCTTCTATGAGCTTGAGCGAACTATCGCAATCAACACTGCATACGATAAGCTCTCCAAGACCACCGGAGTCCGGCTCGTCGTTACGAATGACGTTCACTACCCACGGATGGAGGATGCTGAAATGCAGGCTGTACTTCACGCCACCCACCGAGGAAAGCATAGCGTGGATGACGTCATGCGCGAGTGGAACTACAAGGTGCCATGTACCCTACCCGAGTCAGACAAGGCACTGGCTGACCGACTCATCAAGACTGGCCTTACCAAGTACCAGGCTTATGCTGCTATCGAGACAAGCGCAGAGATAGCCGAGACCTGTAACGTAACTCTCCCAAAGGCAGAGCGCCTCCACTACCCAATATCAGAAGAGGATCAGGAGTCATGGACATAAGCGGGATGATAGAGGCGATTAAGGAAATTGATGACTGGCTCGACAATGGAGCGAGTAGCGAGTATAAGGAACAGCCACTAGCTCAGGACTGGGCCAGGATAAGTAAGCTGGCTGAAGAGGTAGGTGAGGCAATATCAGAATTTATACTGGCTACCGGACAGAACCCACGTAAGGGCAAGGACCTGCTAGCTGAGGAACGTATGCTTCTTGAGATGGCTGACGTTGTATGGGGAGGGGTACTGTGCATACAACACTTCACCAAGAACTGGTGGAGAACAGAAGATATACTCAGGGGGAAGCTCGAAGCACTACATGCACGGGTGCCAGATGAAGAAGCCTGACTACCTTACCTGGCTAGAGATCAGGAATTTCCTCTTCTGGGCTGGACTACTGGCATTCATGTTTTCTGCTGCAGCCGTCGCTCTCCTGTTCATGGATGAGGTACTCTACGGGATAGCGAACTGGTACTATGGATAGCAAGGAGCTTCTATGGCACTGGTGCCGCGAGGGCTGGCGGTTCAGGAAGATCGCACAGCGCCCTAAGCAGCAACAAGACTGGTATGCTGAGCGGGTTAAGTATGAGATGAACCTCATACTTGAGAAGGGGTTTGCTGACTACTTCCTGATGGTGTCGGATGCTATCAGGTGGGGAAAGGACAATGGTGTTGCCTTCGGGCCGGGACGTGGTTCAGTTGCTGCCTCGAATGTCGCCTGGCTGATAAGGATCACGGAGATTGATCCGGAACGTCACCGTGATATGATTTTTGAAAGGTTCATTGATGTCTCACGAGCAGACCCGCCAGACATCGACATCGACTGCTCCGATGAAGACCGATGGAAGATCAAGGAGTACCTTTCCGACAAGTACGGCGCAGCGTGTGTGGGTCAGATTGCGAACTACGTCAGGTACAGGGGGAAGAACAGCCTGGGTGACGTTGCGCGTGTTTATGGAATACCAATATCAGCAAAGGAGGTGGTGTCTAACCTGGTCATCGAAAGGTCGGGCGGTGACTCCCGGTTTGATGCCACGCTTGAGGACACATTTGAGTTCTTCCCGGCTGCGGCCGATATGCTCAAGGCTTACCCCAAATTCGCGCAGGCACCTCGTCTTGAAGGTGACATCCGGGGCATGTCAGTACACGCGGCTGGCCTCGTAATTTCCAGTACGCCACTAACTGATATCTGTGCTGTGTACGAGCGCGACGGCGTGCGCTGTGTTAGCTTCGACAAGTACGATGCTGAGTACCTCAATGTACTCAAGCTAGACTTCCTTGGCCTTACAACCATGGGTATGATTGCCCGCTGCCTGGAGCTAGCCGGGCTTACACTGGAGGATCTGTATGCTATTCCGGACACGGACCAGGAAACCATTGACCTCTTTCGACGAGGTGACGTCACTGGAGTGTTCCAGTTTGAGGGTCGAGCTACCCGAATTGTCAATAGAGATGTTTGTCCTGATAACTTCGCACACATTGCCGATATCAACGCTCTCTCCAGGCCTGGTCCTCTTTTCTCCGGCCAGACCGCTGAGTACGTCTCAGTGCGACACGGACGTGGACGGCCTACTCGAATGCACCCGCTGGTGGATGAGATCACGAATAGAACTTATGGCCAGATCATCTACCAGGAACAGATTCTGAGAATCCTTCGCGAGATGGGGGGATTTGACTGGTTCTCGGTAGGAGAGATCCGGCGAATCATATCCAAGAAACTCGGTGAGGCTGCCTTTCAGATGAGTTCCGAGAAGTTCGCGGAAGGGGCCGAGCGGCTTCACGGCATCAATAGGGAGATGAGCGACAAGATATGGAAACGCCTTGTTACAAGTGGTACCTACTCGTTCAACATCGCCCATGCAATCTCCTACTCTACCCTAGCATTCTGGACTGCGTGGCTAAAAACTCATCACCAGACGGAGTTCTATGCGGCCTCACTGGCGAAAGCCTCAGGGGATCAGGAGGCACAGTTCCGTCTGATGAAGGATGCCCTTGGGCACGGACATTCAGTGGTGCCGCCTATCCTAAACGCCAGTCACAGTACGTGGCATTCTGTTCCGCATCTGGGGATTGTTGCTGGCTGGCAGCAAGTACCGGGGATAGGAGCAAAGACAGCCGACCGGATTGATGAGCTTCGCTGGGGGCCGGATGGCAAAAAGTTTAACAGCTGGGATGACCTTCAGAAGGTACCAGGAATCGGCCCGAAGACAGTAGAGAGTATGGAGATGTTCGCTACGGCTCATGACCCGTTCGGACTGCTGAAGACCGGACAGAAGATGACCAAGGTAAAAAAGTGGATACGGTCGAGAGATAACATAACGCACTGCCCATTTCCAACTCATGATGGTGCTGGCCTGTCCGTCATCCAGATGCCGGAGATAGACAGGACAAAGAAGTTCCAGAAGGGCCCAAGAGTCATATACTGCGGCATAGTAAAAGCTCGCGAGTATAAGGACATTGTTGAGGACACACGCTCGCGTACTGGCCAGGAGGTAGAGGAAATCCTGGCAAACCTGAAGCGTTCAGACCTTATCAAGACATGCTCAATCAGGTGTTTCGACACAACTGAGGAAGAGGTTTACGTCAGGGTCAACCGCTGGGTTTTCCCAAGGCTAAAGAGTAAGATAGACTCGATAGCGGTAGGACACGACGTTATCGTTGTCGAGGGGAACCGCATCTCAGGCTTCGGCACTCCAGTAATGGCCGAGAAGATATGGGTGATCAATCCAGATGACTGATTCACTTATAATTCGCCGGGCTTTTCGGGCCGGTCTATGTCCATGCTGTTTCTCCCCTCTCTTTGGCTGGACAGCACAGGACGGTACCGAATATGAGCCAGCTCCAATAGCAGAGGGCGTCATGCTCTGCGGAAGATGCATCGGGAACAGGCACCAGGATGAGGCAGCAGAGACAGTCCTCAAGGCACTAGCAGAGTAGGGGTAATGTGGTACAATATAGCATACTGGATGTGGTTCCAGGTTCATTGGTGGACCATGATCATAGTACCGGCAGCCATATTCCTGTCAGCATTCACAGTAGCACTAGTCAAGGCACTAGCAAGGAGATTCATGTGAAGATAGAAGTCAAGTTCACGTCAGAGCCTACGGACCCTCCAGAGTGGACTGGCCTTGATGGCAAGACACTTACGGCTGAGTGCGTTGATAGGCTTAACATAAACACATCGACAGACTCAATCGAATGGGCAGAAAACACAGTATGTCACAGAGAGCCGCTCACTACCGGAGAAATGAAAGTTATATCTCACGGACTTAGAGCGGTATGGAGTGAATGATGATGACATCAGTATGTATTAAATGCGGGGCCGTCTACTGGACTAAAGACGGACACTCATGCAGCAAGGTGAAGTCATGATTACGCCAGAGCAGATCAAGTCGGCGGAAGAGAAGTATGGCATCAAGGTTCCCGCCAGGGGCGAGCCAATCCTGGCTCGTCACAAGGACGGCGGGAACGTATTCTCAGGCACAGTAGGCACTGTAGGGATGAGCTTTATCAGTTTGGGAATGGAAATATTCATCGAGATAGAGACAGCAAGCGGAACCAACACGGTAATCTTTCCGGCACTAGGCGACAAGTTCAAGATCTGGGAGTCATGATGAAGCTTTACCTGGCAGGACCGATGCGCGGCTACAAGAACCAGAACAGGGAGGCATTCGAGACAGCATGCGCAAAGCTTCGCGACATGCAGCATGAGGTGTTTAATCCGGTCGAGCTAGAAGACAGGCTTAGGTCGGTATGGTCAAAGAAGCCAATACTCCGCGAGCTCATGGGCATGGACTGCAAGTACATCTGTGAGGAAGCGGAGGGGGTAGTGTGCCTACCAGGATGGCCAGGATCAAATGGAGCACTAGCCGAGGTTCATCTGGCATGGGCAATCGGCATACCAGTGTATGAGTATGAGATGTTCTCCACCAACAGGATCAGGGAAGTTAAGGGTGTCCCTAATGGCTGACAGGAAAAGGCTACTGGAGAACGGGGAATGGGCAACTCCCTTCTACTCCACCGGCCGCGTCGATGTGGTGTCAGGGGAAGTATACAATGATATGAAAGAGTCGGCCAGGTCAATGAAGCTTGGTCTTACAGAACCAATAGTTGAGGAGGGCGAAAAGGACGGACACAGAGGCCGGATCATAACGGTGAGATGTGGGGTGCTTGATGATAGCTGAGAAGCAGCTTGTCGGCGATGCAGACTACATGGATGTGACAACCTTTGCCCTCCATATGACCCACCGGCACCTTGACTCACTTGGAGGGCTTACGCGACTTTCTGACAGGCTTGATGACTATATGGAAGAGTGCTGGCGAATCTTCCATGACCGGCTACACGCAACCCGAGTTGACCTGGAGCATGAGCATGCGCGTAATGATAGCTAGCGTTATACTGAACGTACCAAATGCAATGACCGAGTCAAATGTAATCGAGGAACTGTATGTATCGATTGCATTCGGGAACCCAAAGATAGTGATTCAGTACGTCGGGGAGGATGACTCCGGTCCAGCGGTCTAGGATCGATTCTAAGGCTCTGTGCCCCCGGAGGGTATACCGGAGTACCCCCGACCCCCTTTCATGGCCTCTACGGCTCTCTCCGGGCCGTGCATAGGTTTGCACTAAGCTCCCCTACCGGCGAACCGGCCGGTAGGGAGTGATTATAACGGCCAGATAACGATATTCGTTACCGTCTAGTAACCGGCCCCCTGCGGGGAGTAGCGTCGTTCGGGCTAGGCGACTACGGCCCCTCATGTACCAGCCGGGGCCGGTCGCACCTACAATGTTAGGACACCAATGGTTAGGAGCATTACCAGGGGCATTGTCCCTGCAGCGTGTATCCTGCTGCTTGCGTTCCTCAGTACATTCGCCGGAGTCCCGGCCAACGCAGCAAGAATTAGCCCCCAGCCTGTAACTCAGCAGAGGGCACTACGACTCGACATCCAGCGCATCACGGCGGACATCACCGCCCCGGACATCATAGCGGCAGCCGCATCACGGCTCCTTGACGTCCAGCGCAAGTCGGCTCGTGCAGTCTCGACGGCAGCGTACACCGCTGCCCAGCTTAGCGCGTTCCATGCCTTCCACATGGGGCACCTCGCCCACCTAGCTCACGAGCGCGCCCGCAGGACACTCCTGCTGACATCGGCAGCCCAGAGCTCAGATAGCGAGGGCAGCGGCGACAGTGATGGCACCCCGGCCCCGGTCGTCAAGGCCCCTCCCGTATCACACGGTGATGGGGACAGCGACAGCGACGACGGTAGTTCCGCCCCGGTACCCACAAGTAGCGACAGTGCGAGCCATAGTGCCCCTGTCAGCAATAGTGGCGGAGGGTACACTGTAGGAAGCTCATTCCAGGCGTGCGTGATCCGGGCCGAGTCCGGTGGTAACCCGAATATCTGGAATGCTTCTGGCCACTGGGGCCTGTACCAGTTCAGCGCGAGTACCTGGGCAATGCACGGCGGTGACCCGTCCCTCTTCGGGAACGCCTCAGCAGCCTACCAGACCCAGATCTTCTGGAACACGGTCAAGGCTGACGGAACCTCAGACTGGGCGCCGTACGATGGCTGCTAAGACAATTGCGCTAATCCTCGCGCCACTAGCAGTCATCGCTGGCCTGTTCCTGGCGCCAGCTACTTCCGCACTCGCCTCGCCTGTTGTTCCGGCCACTGTGTCTGCCATCCTCCCGGCTCCGCACGGCCTACATGTAACCCATCTTAGTGTGGGCCGGGCCGATCTAGCCTGGGATGCAGTACCGGGTGCTCGGGTGTATGAGCTACGCATCGAGGGTGCCACACAATATGACCATGTACTCAGGCCAGGGCAGCGGTCGGCCTATGCACTACTCAGGCCGGGTAGGTACTGGGCGAATGTACGGGCCGGTAGCTCGTCACGTGATGTTCACGGACACTGGTCCACAACAATTCACTTCACGATGCCTAGCGCCTGTTCACGAGCATGCCGTGCCGTACACTACGCATATGACCAGATCGGATGCCCGTACGTGTACGGCGCGACTGGCCCGTGCGGCAATGGCTTCGACTGTTCCGGCCTGGTAATGTCTGCCTGGTATTACGCTGGCGTGTCCCTCCCCCGCACTACATGGAGTATGTGGGCTGGCCTCCAGCATATCTCGCGAAGTTCTCTCCAGCCTGGAGACCTAGTGTTTGGTAATGGCTTCGGCCATGTGATGATCTACGTAGGCAGCGGCTACGTCATCCAGGCGGAACATACCGGAACCAACATCATGAAGTCCTCCCTGTCGTACGTCGGCACCATAGATGGATATGCGAGGGTGTTATGCGGACATACATGGAAGACTGCAGAGACTGTGGTGGAGCAGGACTGCAGCCGGGGGCATCAGGAATGGTGCCATGCCAGACGTGCCACGGCGTACCCAGGCCGACGAAAGCCTAGCTTTCAGCCGCCCGGTAGGGTAGGCTAGAAGCCTAGGGTACGAAACGTCCAGTCGCCTAGATGGAACGGAGGTGAGTTGCATGAACAAGGGAGGAACGCTTCACGCAGAGGCGCACGGCCCGTCGCACGGAGTCACGGAGTTCCCGTGGATCACTCTGGTCGAGGGCGAGCTGCCCAAGTAAAGTAACAAACTGTCCGGCGCCATCAACTACAACCATAATTAAATACTGGGGTTCCAGGCGAGCCAGGACTGGATGTAAAATACAGTGGCTTAATACCGTGCCCCTTCAAAATTAAATAACCGGCGGCCGATCCTCAGTGAGTTAGAGGTGGATACACCGTTTCACCGGGAGTAGAACTGGAGAGCTACTCAGTCCGGAAGCAGAGTGAGGATGGACGGGCCACCCGCCGCCGTCGGGGCCAGGTAAAGCACTACCTGGCCCCCGGCCCCAGGGAGTGCGTGAGACTCCCTGGGGCCTAAGCCCCCAGGAGGAACAAAGCCTCCTGGGGGCCTCTCCATTTACAGGAGGAATCATGATGACAAACGGTGCTCTCATTGAAGAGCTCAAGAAGCGTAATCCAATGGGTAACGCTCAGATCTTCATCAGGGGCTTTGATCCTGATGGCAACTCAGCCTACTTCGAGATAACAAATGTAAATGGGTTCATTGATGGCCCGGATACTGTCATTGAGGCAGGCGAGGTTATCTGCACCGGCCCCTAGCTTTGCACGGCTCGCGCGGGTAGGCTAGTAGGAGCGCTAGGAGGCGAGAATGAAGAAGTCAGAGCTGAAGAGGAAGCTTCGCCAGGTGCAATGGCAGCTCGAGGAACTACAAACCAGGAATCAGGTAGTGAAGAGGGCAGCACTCAGGGAGCGAATCATCCAGCTACTGAATGATGCCAAGCTCAATACCAACGACGAGACAAAGCTGTGCCAGCTTCAGTGCGAGATCGACAATCTTGCCGAGGGACGATGGGATGGCCCGGTACCGGCAGATCACCCGGACATAATGGGAGGCGAGAATGAAAGACAATGATAGAGAGCCCAAGGTCGCAGAATGCGCCGACCAGCTCACACACAAGACTAATGCCATAGCCCACCTAATCGGTGAAGGCTATCAGTACAAGGATCGTGAATGGCTGACCGAGGCACTAGGCCTGATCCCAATACTAATCACAGACGCAAGAGAGCTCAGCGAGATGCTCGATGACGTCATCTACGGCGACATGCTGGAGGCGAAGAAAGTGAAGAACAAGCGCAAGAAGAGGACACGCAAGATGGAGGCAAGGCTCAGGGGATGCCTAGCAGTCATCGCGACGGGATCCACTGACAGGACCGAGAGGTACAGGCTCATAGCCGAGCTGGAAGACCTGGATGGCGACATTACGAATGGCACCAGTCACTGGAATGGTGTGCGCTTCGACTTCCCTCCGGACGACTGGGACCGCCAGGCCGACTGGTCCGCTACAATCAATGAGGCGACGGCTAGCCAGCTCGTAAACCTCACCGGTGAGTACATTGACACCTGCTCGGTATGTGGCATGGATGTTCCCGGCCCGCACCCACCAGTAGGCACTCCGCAAGCCAATACTCCGCACTACGTCGGCCCTCTTACAGTGAAGGACATCTTATAGGGCCGGGGCTGTAACCCCGAAGTAGTCGTCATCGATGGCGACAACGGCCCCGGTGCCCTGCCACTGACAAGTGACCAGCTGGGTATCGGGGCCTGCCCATCCCGTGGTATCAATGTCGTAATGGTATGCTCCGGGCCCATCATTAGTTGGTCCTACAATTGTATTGACTGAACCGGCTCCAGCCCGGTACTTGAATGTTATTGTTGTTGGGTTAGTCGGCACTCCAGCCGTGTTAACAAATGCGGCCGACGACCTAACCATTGAGCCGCTCGTGTACAGGTTCATTCCGAGTTCCTTATCGTCACCGGGCTGATGTTCCTATTGCTGACCGATACAGACGCAGATGAATTGCTCACTTCGACTGATCCTGCTAGTGACTGAGTTACCGTCACCTGTCCAGGGAACTGCGATGCCCCGAGTGTAAAGACAAATACGTCAGCCCCAGCTCCGCTATCCAGGAACGCCACCGGCATGCTGTATGTCAGCAGTTCAGTGCCTGAGCCACTATCAGACAGAACTACTGGGATGTTGAATAGCAGGGACTCGGTACTGACACCAGAGTCAGTCAGGGCAACCAGTGAGGACAGGCCAAGTACGTCTGTCCCAGCACCAGAGTCAGCTAGCAGTACAGAGCTAGTGATCTTCAGGCTATCGGTGCCTGTGCCAGAGTCAGCTAGGACAATTGGTGTTACCGACAGTACTGAGAGTGTGTCAGTACCAGAGCCAGAGTCAGTGAGCGCAACTGGCTGGGCAGATACAATTGTAAGTACGTCAGTGCCAGTGCCGGAGTCCGCTAGCCCTGGGATCATGCCGAGCGCGTCGGTACCCGTTCCGGCGTCCGCGAACGGTACCCCCGCCAGGACGCCTAGAACGTCCGTAGCCGCGCCGGAATCCCCTAGGGAGGGGAGGATACCTAGCGCGTCCGTTCCCGTCCCTACGTCGCTTATAGAGACGCCTACGGCTACTGCGAAAACGTCCGTCCCCGCCCCGGTATCGGACATGGTGACCGGGGTAACACTGAGCACGGCCAGGCTGTCAGTACCAGTACCTGAGTCAGTGAGGCCAGGCATAACACCGAGCGTATCGGTACCAGCACCAGTATCCGTCAGGGCCGTCGGCTGGACAACAGCCAGCACATCTGTGCCAGCCCCAGAATCAGCTAGTGACACTACAGAGGTGACCGCAAATGTCTCTGTGCCAGAGCCAGAGTCGGTGAGCGGCGTCGGCTGAACAATCGCGAGGGCTTCTGTGCCTGACCCGGAGTCAGTAAGTGCTACTGGTGTGACTGACAGCACAGCCAGGGAGTCGGTGCCTGTACCCGAGTCTGTTAGCCCTGGCATGACGCCCAGGGCATCTGTCCCAGAACCAGAGTCCGTAAGCGCTGTCGGCTGGGTTATAGCCAGGACTTCTGTCCCGGTACCGGAGTCAGCTAGCGGTACTGTTGAGGTTACTGCCAGTGTCTCGGTACCGGATCCAGAGTCGGAAAGCTGTATCGCCGAGGAAGCAGCCGTTACCTGAACCGGAAGGAACTGCTGGTGATGGAACTTTTCAGTCCATGTCCTACCAGGCATTACCTGCTGTGGCAACTGGATTGTTACAGGACCACTAGATAGCTTGAACGCTACAAGTAGCAGGCCCCATGTAGCGGCGCCAGAGATGGCCCATGACAGGGACTCAGTCCCACCCGTACTATTGCCATAGGCAGTAGCTAGCTGGGCAGCACTATTTGAACCTGAGTTCTTTAGTGGTGTGTATCCAGTCTCTGTATATGTAGTGGAGTAACCGGCATCACCAACAGAGGCAAGCAGGAACTCATTTGCTGCCGTAGAGCTGTATGCTGTACCGCCAGTTATGGTAGCCGGGGAGGCAGTACCAGTATTGTGTCCGGGAGACCCATCAAGCATTGACGTTGTATTACCAGCAAGCAGTCCTGACACTTCAAGCAGTACCGGGACCGACCCAAAGTTTGTCCCATTAGTGCAAGTTATTAGTGGTCCAGTTCCGACATCACCTGATGGGGTATCCATTGCCCAGATCGAGATACCGCCCTGAGCCGACTGGTAGGCAAGCAGCCCTACCTGCGTAAAGCTATTGAGCGCTGCATCCTTAACTGACGTTGGGGCGGTAGAGCTGCTTGAGTCCAGGGACACTATGGCAATAAGCTTGGACCCGGATGTAAGCGTGCCATATGTAGCCGTACAGTTTCCCGATCCCTGTACTGTACCCAGGACAGACTGGAGGACCGTGTAGGCCATCCACGGCCTCCCTCCCAGCTAGTGTATGGCGTCAGGTAAGGGGGCCGATGATAACCCGCTGACTCGCGGCATACACGTACGGGCCGGTGACCTGCGGGTACGTTCCGGGTGCCTGGCCAGTCATGTAGATCTGGTACAATGCATTAGCATCTGCGTACGCCGTAAAGAGTGCGTTGGCCGAGGGGACATCCATGTTGATTGGTGCTGCCTCCAGGTCGGTGGCAGAGTAGGCGATTAGCCACTGGTAGAACTGCTCGCACTGCGTAATAGCATCGCGGAGGGCCGCGAGCTTAGACTGTGCATTGTTGACTACATATGCTGACGTGATCCCAGCAGGGAACCCGATTGCCATGACACTCTCCTGTCAGTTACATCCGAAGACCATGAAGTTGGTGCACGTAATGGTCGGTGCGCCAGTAGTCAGCGACCATGATGAGAACAGCTCGACGTAGTAAGCTGACGTTGAGTTGAATGTCACCGGAGTCTGTGGGGCACCAAGCATGAACGACTGTGGTGATGCCGTAGCCGCGTTGTTGCCTGTACCCCACAGCAGGCTGCCGACACAGTTGAGCGTGGCGGAAGTGCTTACGCCGATGGTGGCGCACGTCACCATAAGCTCAAGTGCCCATGCACCGTTTGTTACCGATGCTGTCGGTGTAAAGGCACCAGTCTTCCCGAGTACCTGACCGGACTGGGTGCCTGCCGCGGCATCCAGGGAGGCAGAGATTGTCTGCGTCATGGCAGTTGATGAGGTAGTGAACCAGCCACCAGCCTTGATAAGCAGCGACCGGCCGATCCCAACGTTGGGGCCAAAGAAGTTACCCTGCAGCTGGTAGGCAGGCATTGTCGTTGTGTTCGGTGCAGTCATCACCGTGTTAGCTGCTGCAGTGACCGCCGTAGCGGCAGCCGGCATCGAGTACAGCAGCTCTGTCTGCGTACCTGTGAGGAAGCTCATCTCACGCCCATGTAATCGTAACGGTTGCGTTCCAGGTCTGGGCCGAAGTCTTTGTGCCTGGGGTAGCGTTGCCGTGCTCGAAGAACACTGCGGTCGGGGTAACGGTGAGGGCAGCGGCTGTGCCGGCATCCACGCCAAACTCCTGGATGGCAACGTTGTTCGCGTCACCAGTCGGGAAGGTTGCCGAGAAGATGATGCCTGCAGCGCCAGTACCGCCGACCGTCGGGGCGCCAGAAACTAGCTCCCAGTTGTGTACGGTAAGGGCACCGATAGCATTGAGTGCTGTGTCCGCATGAGTAACGGCAGTGGCGCTAGTCCCGAGTCCGATACGGCCAACGGTTGCCGAGAACTTTGTGACAGCGCTACCGGCGATGCCGTTCATCATCATAACCCAGCCGGTGTCTAGCACAAACTGGTTGCCCTCATGGATGTACGTCTCGAACGGAGGGACATGGTACTCATTGAACCAGAACTGGTCAGGCTCGTCCGCAGGATTGAAGATACGGTCCCATGATGCCCTCTTCCTGGTCCAGTCGATCTGATCTACATCCCACTTCTCAACCTGGAAGGTTGTGTGGTGTATGCCAGTCTCGCTAAATCCAGTCCCGGCCATAATGCCTAGGCTGTCGCGAGCTGTCCCGAAGTCTGTCATGACTCTCCTTGTTAAACGGTGAACTTCTTGAATGTGCTGAACGGCGAGTTACCGGCCGACTGTGCCTGTACCCAGTAGGTGCCAGGGCCGGGAACCGGAATTGTCGCACTGTTGGTGTACACCACGACCGAGCCGCCGGGGATAATGGCACCTGGCTTGCCACCAGAGTCGGCGGCAACCATCACTCTGTAGTGAGGCGACTTGGTGTCGGTCAGATTGAACGTTACGCTGATCGGATGTACCGACACCGTAACAACGGGCACTGCGTACTGTCCAGACGGTGGCTTGACTACCGATGCCGGACGGGGCCACTGTCCAAAGTCAGGGTCGGTGACGGCGTTCTCACGGACATCGGTGTCCGAGCCGCCGATCGGTGCCGGGGCGTTGTTCTGGTACAGGACCGCACGGTGGTCGAGCAGGCCACCGGACCAGGCAATTGTCTGCCATGCCTTGGTGGCGAGCTTGGCATCCATGACACGCTTAACGGTCCAGTACCCGCCGTACACGCCAACCTCATACGGGTACTTGAGGTTGTTGATTGCCTTGAAGTACTGACCGACCGGGCCGAGCTTGGCCATGGCGTTCGCCGGGGTGTCCGCAAGGGAGGGAGCATAGTCGGGCATGTCGTAGTCTACCGCAAAGTAGACTGCCATGCTCGGCGGGGCATCCAGCTCGGCTAGCTGAGCCTTTGCCAGCTGTCCGTCGCTTGTTCCCTGAGAGGTGCCGTGCGCCGCCGCGTCCGGGGCATACTCGAATGACAGGAAGATACTAATTCCTGCCGCGAGGAGCGCCTTTGACTCTGGTGCTGACAGGTTCTTCCCGATAGAGCTGTACCCGGCTACCGAGTCCCAGCCGATGTACCTACCGACAGCAGTCACCCCTGCCGAACGTAGCGTCTGGACTGACGGCCTCGCTACACTGTAGTCGATAATCATGACTACCTCTCCTTTGGTATTTCAGTTGCGTCTGGGCCTAGTTCCGATACTATTGCCTTTGCGACTTTCATCCGCTCGGCAAGCTCAAGAGTGAGCCGGCTTATCTTTGCCCTTGCGGTATCCATAGCAGCTACCGTTTCCGGTCGTGCTGGTGCCCCATCCCTCTCGTGAAGTGCTACCATTTCAGCCATGGTGCCGAGGGCTAGCTGCGTCCCTTCCAGGTCCGACTGTAGCGACTCGGTAAGGGTGTGGTTCACAAGATCATGAATAACCGTGAGCCTGCGATTGGTGTCATTTGCCTGGCCCCGGAGCCGCCTTACCTGCCACAGCCCGAGGACGGCCGTGATGAGAAGGATGATAGCAGTGATGATGCCAGTTGTAGCGGAGATCTCACCAGCACTAGTCGATTGCGCAGCGGCATCTATAATGTTCACGGGCACTCCAGGTCATTGTACACGGAAGCTAGAGCTGCGTGTAGCTGCTGATCATACGCGCGAGCTGGATTTGTTGCTGGGTTTCCAGGAGGCGGCCTGAGTATTGCGATCTTATGGAATGACCCACAAATCCTCGCAACTTCCTGCTGGCTTGAGGCCCTCTGCTGGGACTGCTGCTGAGCGAACTGCTGCTTGAACTGGCTTACCGAGTTGCGAGTTGACCATAGGTTGCCGATCCCTACAACCACCATGAGGGCAAGCAGTATTGAGATTATTACCTTTCCAATCACGGGCCGTTCCTCCCGTTCGCTATCTGTTCCGAGATTATCTTGACTGATGTCTGAAGTTCACGGACAGTCATTTCCGTCCTTTGCACTGAATCCCTAAGCGAGGCCCCGGAATTGAGATGTACCTGGCTTGATATTTCCGAGGTTATCTTCTCAAGCCTGGCATTGCTGTCCTCGACTCTACTCAGCCTTTGCATAACCCCTGGACGTTCAGGCCTACCAGGGGCAGCTGCCTCCCCGTTGTAGTCATCGATGAAGTGCATCAGCGCCGACACTCCCTTCCACACCTTCCTTATGATCCATCCGATGACGATGAACATAAACGTCGCGAGGGCTACTGCGGCTGAAATCCATTGTGGGTCCACATCAGCCTATCTACTGGCCGGCCCATAGCGGGCTAAGTGCATTGTCGAAGTTGAACAAGATGGCACCAGTACCACCTGTCCCGCCTTGCTGGACTGTACCGAAGTAGGCACCAGCGATCGTGTTGAGGTAAGCAAGAGCATTTAGGGCCCACTGTGAGTCACTAATTCCACCAGGATTCTGTGGGTTAGCGGCACTGCTATACCCGAGTGCCTGCATAGCTGCTAGGCCCTGGCCCTGATTGTTAATCTCGGTGTTCAGGTTCTTGATCTTGACGCATAGGTCCCTCAAAGAATGCGAGAAGTTTGTAAGATTCTGATCCATCGTGGCCGTACTTGCCTGGCTTCCTACACTCACGGGCCTATCCTTTCAAGCATGCTTCCGGAACACGTTATTGTTGGAGCGCCTGTTGTAGATGCCCAGGCCGCCATTATGTAGGCATTCGTTGACACGGTAGTGTTTACCGTTATGGCATCATTATGCCCGTACGTAGGGACGGCAGTGCCAGAGTTCTGCTTGATATCCATATCGAGCGTATACTGAGCCGAGCCGCTAGATCCAGGAGTTGTTGCCTGGAATATCCCCCTTACCATCCAGCCAAAGCCAGCTGTTATTGAGCAGAAAGAAGAGGCGTAGGCTGCTGATGCCTGTTGCGAGTTGAAGCCGAACAGTGAGAATGTTATCCCCTGGGCTGTGCTGCCCTGTGACCCATTGCCCCATGCGCTAAGCCGGTAGATAGTATTCGTCTTCGCGTCATTTGCAGGTATTGTGTATGAGTTAGTGAGCCTTGTCGCAGTTGCCTGTGTTACGGTTACTGGAGAGCCGTCAGTGAGTGCGCATATCGCGTATCCCTCAAACGCGAAGGATGGGATTAGCTGCGTCTCAGCGAAAACCTCAAGACCAAATCCAACCTGGACGTTGCCTGAGAATACTGCATTGCCGCCCTGGAAATTCTGCTGCATATGGGCTATCTGGCCACGAATATCGGCTATGTCGGCAAGAATCTGACTTGGGGTGTATGACTTTGCATTTACCATGATAGAGCCTCAGTAACTGGAACGCATATAAAGTAACCAATCTGGAATGTAACCGGGAACGTCCCGGTTGGCGTAGCTGTCAGGTACATAGTTGTCTGGAATGCTGTTGTAGTTACGCCAAGCGAGCCGAAGGACCATCCAGGACCAGCTAGCGTAATGTTTGTTCCAAAGAATCCACTTCCTCCGTCAGCACCCATATTGATAACAGCACCAGGCGTGCCATTTATCGCCCAGTATATCATGTAGTTCGGATTACCAACACCAGGACCAGGAAGTACCGGGAATGTTGCCCCGGTAGCGTAGCCTCCATTAGCACTAGTTGTACACTGTAGGTAGTAGTTGTAAGGGGAGGCTATAGTACTTGTAACCAGGACAGAGCAGTTAGTTCCGGACCATGATCCGATAAGACCTGTATTCCAGAAATCACCAGATGTATCTATGTTTGTGGCGTACGGGACATACGGCACACCAGTCACATCAATCTCCCACTTGAATGCGTTCAATGACTCGTCAAGAGAGGACACTATCTGGTCTATATTACTTGACGGCATGAATGATGGGACATTGAATATATTGATCCTCTGCCCGTCATCAAGATTTGCCTGCTGGGCGAATAGTGAGGAAACCTCCGGCCTTGTCTGGTCAAGAGCAATTGACTTGTACCTGAAGTCATTAACTGTTCCAACGTCAAGCTTCCATGCAGCGCATTGTGCGAGCTGTGAGTCCGCATAAAAGTTTCCCGACAGCGAGTATGGGTAGTTACCTACACCGGCCGGTGGGGTAGCTACCGAGAGAGGGCCATTCTGTAGCTGTACATTAACCGAGCTGCCATTTATCCTTGAGAGAGTTATATTGTTTCTTAGCTGCTGCTGATCAAATACCGGCTGGATATTCTGCGCTACCTGGGCCGACGTATAGTTGAGTGCTAGAGATGGGTCATTGTCAATCATTGCAACACGACTTACAAATTCAATACCACAGAACCATCTCGGCTCTACAAGAACACCACAGTCAACATCCTGTATCTGCTGCATTATACTCATAAAGGTATCGTCGGGCTGTGGACCCATCCTCACACCAATGCCTATTGAGACATTTCCAATAGCAAACTGCTGACCGGAGAACGTAGGCGTAGCGGTATTGTATACAGCAAGGTTCATAGATGTTGTGTTAGCGGGCACCAGACATTGCGTTATTGATATGGTGCCCGTAGAGAATGGTGATGGGAATGATACTGCTGACAAAAGCGTAGCGGTACCGTTTGTTGCACCATTGTTCTTGAAGTATGTAATTATTACATTGTAGTTGCCTGCCTGTCCGAGGGTGTTCAGGTCGATGTATGCACTAACGTACTGTCCGGCCGGGACGGGTATCTGAGGACTTGTCGCTATTGCACCTGACGCCGTACCGCTGTTGGCAATAAGAATGAAGTTACTCTCATACTCGCCATAGTCTTCACAGCTTGACAGGGTCGAGTTGCTACTAGTCCACCCACCAAGAGCAATTGTTGAGTACGTATTCTGGTACGGAAGGATACTATTCCAGTTCCAGTAACCATCCCCCTGATACGCACATCTTATGCCCTCTTCAGAGCATATCCTCTTGAACCTGTCTATTGCAAGTTCGCCGGCAAATCCTCCAAATGCCGGTGAAACTATCGCGACATATTCAAGTGCACCCTGAAGGACAATATGCCCTACAGCCGTATCCTGGATGTTCCCGTTCGGGTTGATGACAACTGAACTTATAGCACCAATAGATCCGGTGTACGGTATGATAATACCAATTGGAACAGCTGAATTAGGCGCAACGGTAAAGATAGTACAGTTAACACTAGAGCCATTAACAGCAAGCTCCATACTGACAAGCCATGGCCCTGTGCCGTTAACTGGAGGCATAGCGCCAGTGCCGGTATCAAATATCAGCGAGCTTCCTGAATTGTACCCCCGAAGTCCGAACAGCCCACCACCAGACGACACGTAGTAGCACTCAATACGAGCAAGTGTCCCGCTTGCAACTATCCCCCTCGCGAGTACAGCTCCGTTTGGCATACCAGTAGCAGGAACGTTAGTTACAAATCTTAGGATAACATTGTTTGGCGTACTTACGCCAGCAAAGTTGATCGTTACCTGTCCTGATGCACCCTGTGCGCCGGGGCCATACTTGGGTGCATACTTATTCTGGTTGGAGCCAGATCCCCCACCGCCACCGGGAAATCCGCCAATACCTGCAAGGTTAGCTGTGTATGTCTTCAGGGCCGTCTGGAATGTCTCGCCCTTGCCGCCCTTACCACCACCGCTTACAGCCGTAGCCCCGGCACCACCACTATTGCCAGATGTACTACCGCCTGTCAGTCCGCCAGTAAAGGTACCGCCTGAGCCACCGCCTCCACCACCCCCACCGATTACATTGCCGATACCGCCATTGCCGCCATTATGGTGAACAGCAGACTGACTTCCTGTACCGCCATTAGTGGCGCTAACGCCGCTAGTCCCAGCCCCATGAGCGAGTGTGGTGACAGAGTCAGCCTGAAAGAAAGAGTTACCACCAGCTGCGCCCGAGTAGGCTGTTGTACCACTCGCCCTACCGCCCCCACCGCCAGCACCAACGGTCAGGTTGTAGTAGTTGCCAGGAGTTACCGCAACACTAGAGTCAGCAGCAGACTCTCCACCACCTCCAGCAATTACGTGAACGCCATTGCTGCCTCCTGCGCCACCTCCGGTTGCACTTACCGATGTAAGTGTTGTCGTCCCTCCTGGACATAGCCACTGGTAGTTCCCCGGAGTGTTCCATGTTACGGGGCCTCCCCAGCTTTGACTACCAGTATTGCCAGTCCATACACTACCATTCAGCTGCGGTATTGGATCGCTACCGGGAACACCACTATCAGATGAAAGGCCAGGAGTACCTGTCCATGTCATCGTTGAACCTCCAGATTCAATATTCTGGAAGTTAGTTGCCCCAGTTAGCTCCTCGCAAGGCCAGTATGCTATCGGAGTTGTTACATCAGTCTTCCTTGTATAGAACCTCTTCAGCGGAGATCCAATATTATTGCCCTGGATGTACCTGGTAAGAATCCCACTCGCGATTACATTGACGTATATGTAATTGCCAGTTGGGTCCCAGGAAGGTGGCCAGTTACTAACCTCACCTATAAACCTGTAGCCCGAGTATACAACTCCAGTAATAGACTGTGAATTGACACTGACGAATATCCTGGTGTTGCCTGTGATATACGGGTAGAATGGACTACCTGAATTGTTCGGCGTAAATGCTCCGCCAGTATTGTTGAGCGTTAGCGTCATTGTTACTGGGTTTATTGACTCCGTCTCACTTGGGCTTCCCCGCCCAGTAATTTGTATGTCGTTAGTCTGGTATACAAGTCCTGTTATGTCTGCCAGGGAACCATTGAGGAGAAGCTGTACCGTTACGCCAAGTGGATTAAGCGGGAATACTGGGTAGGTAGGAGCCACATACCAAGGGCCTACAAACCCAGAATCGAGTAGGGCAAGGTCATCAAAGTATAGCGATGGCTGGTTTATATTTGACGTGTTCCAGCCAAAAGTAATCTGGTTTACACTTCCGGAAACTCCAAAGGCACTCGCCGTATCGGTAAGCGTGTATGAAATTGTAGTGGTGTCAAATGCGGCAGCCTGGTAAACATTCACGGCAAGGGAAGCCGAGCCAGAACTACCACAGACAAGCTGCCATTCAACTCTTGCCCAGCTATTAAGGGTCAGGGCTGATGCAGCCGTCTGCGTTACGGTCCCTCCAGGATTTACAATTGAAAGCTTTCCTGCAGTGTCATACCGTATGCCGCCGCCCGCCGTACCGGAGCTAGCAAACTTGACAATAAGATCTGATGTTGTGGCAACTGCTGTTGGATTTATGTAGAACCGGCCGTAAATAGTAGATACGGTACCGAGAGAGGTTGACCATCCAAAGTTACAAATACCACCGGAACCGCTTGTACTAACCTGCCCACTTAGCTCTCCATGAGCCTGCCTTGCTCCGGAGAACCTGTTATTTGTACCGCCAGCCACCGGGTTAATGATGTCAAATAGATCGTCAGTTCCGCTCCCGGAATTAACGCTTGATATAGCCAGGCCGTTAAAGCCATTCTCGAAGCCATTCTGAAGGTAGACCATTACTTGTTCCTACTTCCGAATGCCCTCTGTACGCTTCCGCCACCCTTATACCTAACAAAGTTTCTTATGAACTCGGCCATAAACTTCTCAAACTCGCTACTCCCGCCAACAACTTCAAATGTACCTCCGCCACTACCAGGACCAGAGTCGCGAGTTAGGTGCTCATACCCTCCGGTACCATTCATCATAATGTTAAGGCCAGGCTTGAGCCACCCGCCATTATCATACCAGTTCATAGCAGCCTCGTGCGCCGCCGCCCCGATCGGGCCTCCATAAGTGGATGCCATATAGTTCCACATCCAGGCTATCTGTGTACGAGGGTCGGACTGTCCACCTGCCCATGCAGGCCAGGCAGCTACTGGCATCTTGGAGAACGGGAGGGCCTGCGGAATACCATACGCCCCGGATGACGGGTTGGTGGCGAACTGGTTCCATCCAGACTCACGCATGGCCACATAGTTCCATGCATTCCATACCGGACCTGATGCGTACTGCGGGTACATTGACTGTGCTAGGCGCGCGTTCTGATTCGGGGCCGCCGCTGGCGGGCCGCCGACAGTAGGACCAGTAACCTGCTTTGTCGCAACCAGAGTGTTTGCGTATGACACAGCATCCTGGAGGAACTGACCGGCTGCGGAATTCCCAAATGACGGCCATGCACTATTAATGAATGAGCTCTCATTATTTCCGGCCCAGTCAGTAAGACCGCTCATACCACCGATAACTCCGCCACTCGCGAAGCCGGGCACCCCCATCTGCTTGAACAGCCATGCATACTTCTTTGTCTTGTCCTTATCAATAACGGCCTCACCACGCTCAAGCATAGCGGGCCATTCATCCCCTCCACCAAAGCCAGGTACCTTACCGCCTCCTGAGTAGAAGCTCAGGGCACCAAGCTTCTTCAGAACTGAGCCAAGACTCTCGCGAGCCTGGACGGTACCGGAGCCGCTGGCATGAACACCTACATTGACCGTCTTGCCATGTAGCCTATCGACCGAACCTTGAAGATTGTTGACAAAGTTCTTTGCATCAGTAGCTGAAAGCCCTGTCTTCTCAAGATCCGCTATCAGCTGATCACGAGCCGACTTAAAGGCATTGCTATTTATGCCCTGATGGATAATTGCATCCGTCATATTGCTTATGGCTGTCTGTGCTCCGGATGCCTTAAACAATGACGCCTGGAACGCTGCAACAAGATCGTTGTTAAGTACTCCAGCCAGGCCACCGACCTTAATCGTTGACTTATCGACAATAGCATTCATCCCTGTCAGGGACGTACCGTTCTGTCCCACCCACTTGTTTAGATTCTGAAGACTTACGGTACCGGGACCGAGAGCATTATTGATGAATGCAATAATGGTGTCCCTGGCGGTGAGGTTGCTGCCAGCATACGTCAGCATCTCTGCAGACTGGGTGGCAATTACGGTCGTTAGGTCCTTCTGACTTATTCCCTGCTGCGTAAGCGAGTCGGAAAGCTTCTGTGCTGCAGGTATAACTGTCGTGTATAGGTCACTGGCAAGCGTTAGGCTCTGTGAGTTGAATCCAGTCAGTGATGCACCGGATACCTGAGCATCCTTACCCATTTGCAGAATACCCTGCTGGAATGAGATGAATGCCTGCTGACCGCCAAGCAGCACATTTATGAGGTTGTCTTCGGCCGTAGTTACGTTCTGGAGGGCAGGAAGAGTCTCCTGCATAAATTCATTACGCTGGGCATTGGCAGCAGCAGCCTGTCGCCCAGTACCGATCGCGAGGGCGTTCTGGGCATCCGCCGCTGCCTTGGCCTGAATGATAAGGCCAGGTAGTGTCTGCGCAGTAGCGTTCAGGATGTCATTGGATGTTATGCCGGCAGCAGCTAGGAGCGAAGTGTTACCGCCCGCCGCCTTCAGTACCTGGCTGTAATTGCTCATGTCCTTCTGAAGGACAGGAAGGAGAGCATGGTTGTCATTGAGGACGGTGCCAAGCCTCTGTGCATTTGCCACGTAGGTGAATGTACCGATAAGCTCCTTAGCTTGCGCTACGGTTAGCTGGCCGTGACTTGCTGCCGCCTCCTTTACGGCAGCCGCCTGGTCATTAAGTGTCTTGACGTACGTACCGCCACCAACATCAAGAGCATTTTGCGCTGAATTTACTGCTGCTACAGCATCCCTGTACTGAATTAGGAGGTTGATACCAAGCTGATTTACAGGAACCTGTCCAAGGAACTTCTGTGTAGCAGTGACCATTTCATTAGTGGCATCCTTGCTCCTTACAAGCCAGTAAACAAGAGCACCGATACCGGCTGCGGCAAGGGCCGCCCACCCAACAATACTAAGTGCACTTATTGAGGTGAATGCCCCTTCAAGTGCCCAGCTCGAAGCTGCGGCATAGTCGGCTGCGGCACCAAGAGTGAACAGCACACGGATAAGCTGAACAACACCCTGTCCGATCATCTGAAGGCCGGTAAAGAACTGTGCTGCATCAAATAGGAGGAAGTTAGCATTTACAAGGCCAAGCGGGATGAGGAGCCTAGCGAATGCGTTTGTTGTGTACAGAACTGCGCTTGCCGCGAGTCCGAGCCATAGTGCGGCGCCATGGAAAACAAGGAAGCCGTTAAGTATGTCCTGGAATATATGACTTGCACTTAGCGCCTCAAGTGCACCAGTAACGCCAACTACAGCATGAAGAAGGATCTGTGCATATCCAGGAACAACCTTCAGCAAGTTGCCTACGGTGCCAAAGATGTTAGCGACTACCTCGCCAATCATGGCAACGTCCTTTGGACCATCCTTGAGGAATGTCCCAAGTCCGCCACTAACAAGGGCACTCGTTGCCCTAGCCCCGAGGATTTCCAGCTGCCGTCCGGTTGCATCAATGATCGGCGGGAGCTTGCCGGTATTAGCGCCAACAACAGCAAGAGCATCACCAAATAGCTGGATGGTATACGGCTTTGCTGCATCCTCAAGCTTGTGCATGCCATCGGTTAGCGGGTAGACGCTCTGCCCAAAAGCAGTAGTGTCATTGAATGCGGTGCGCATTGCCCTTGATATGTCATTTACCGTTGGTGCGGCACCAAGACCGAACGCAGCTAGCGCAACCGTAGCGGGAACAATGACAGCAACGAATTCAGCAACGGTGTCAGCAAGAACGTGCCATGCAGCTACCTGGCCAATTAGCGGAAGCCTGCCAAGAGCACCACCAAACAGGGTTACCTTTGCTGTAGCCGCAGCACCCCAGAAACCGAACTGAGCAAGCCACCCAGTTCCTGCCTCGAAGAGTGGGATCTGATCCCTTATGACCGCATTGTTTGCGATAGCACCAGCTACAGCATCAGCAAATGCTGTCCTGGCGAGTCCGCCATACCTCGCAGCCGCAGTACCGATAGCGCCCCAGAACCCATAAGTCATCGAGGCAACTCCGGCAAAGCCTCCCATAACCTGCCAGAGCCGGACGATATCATCGTGCGTCATTCCAAAGGCAGAGTGAAGCTTATAGGAGTCAGCAACTAGGGCATCCATAGCGGCCGTAGTACCACTGCTAATGCCGACATTGAACTTCTGGTCTAGGCCGCTGCCAATCCCTCCCGTTGGCGTCCCGTAGCTTACAGGAATAACCTCGCTCTGGACTACATGGGGAAGCTTCAGTGGTGCTACATCAAAGCTTACCGGAATCTCTGCACTCAGGCTGGAGATCTTCTCCATCTGGGTCGCGAGCTGTTCCGGATTAACGTTGATGTCAAGAAGGTCGGAAATACCCTGCTGCTGTATAAGCCTCTTTAGCAACATTAGCTGGGTGGTAATCCGGCCGGGGGATATATTGACATCAGCAAGGTCGGCAATTCCCAGGGCCTGTAGCTTTGCCTTGAGCATTGACAACGCAGACATCATCTTGTTGGTGTCAATAGAGATCCCGCCGATGTTCTGGAAGTCCTTGCCTAGATCCTTAGCTACCTTCCTGAGTGCCTCCATCTTCAGTAGTGCTGATGCGAAGGATGGCCCGGTGAGATCCTTTGCGGTAATCGTGATATTTACTTCATTCGCCATAGAAATCACCTACCTCTTCTTCCTGAGGATGAGCCATCGCAACGATATTAAGCATCCGGATGATACCTGCCTCTTCCTGCAAGATCTGACTTGGCAGGCAGTGAAACCTCTCACACAATCCGATTATGTTCTCGGCCTCTGCAAGTTCTACAGGCTTTCCGATGCACTCCCCAGTCCTAGTGATTGCTCCACCGAAGTCGAGCCATCGCTGGATTCGGTCTTCGAGGGATTTGGGACAGCCACCATCGCCGTCTGCCATGCCATCATGAGCTGGGTGATAATAGTACGTTCCTGGGAGTCGATACCGTCCTGATCAGTTGGGACTGGCTGCCCTGCCAGATCCTCCAGGTCCCATGACACCAGGTGATTCCTGAACAGCTCCAGGATTCGGTCATTGTCCTTGAGAAGGTCCGGGCTAATCTTGATGTTGCCCTCATCGTCAGGTTCCGGACTTGAAACTGCAGCCATGAGCATCTCATTGTACTCGCCTAGCGAGCAGCAGCTCATCTTCACGTGAAGGCCATCAAGGGCAGTTCCCTCAAAGGTAAGGTTGTAGATCGTTGGCTGCGGGCGGAATCCCATAACTTCTCCTTATGCCCAGGTGGGAACGGTACCGTCCGCGAGCGAGCCTGGCACCTGCCAGGTCAGCTCTGCGGTATTGGCACGTGTGATCTGGTAGTCGGTAATGAGGCAGTTGACGGTGATGATCGGCGTAGTAGTGACAGGGGTAGGGGCGATGGACACCGAGCGGGTAACCGAGGTGCCAGTAACAGTCGAGAAAACCGAGTGGCTGAGGTTGGCGCCGTTGTCGAAGATGCCGTTGAGGGTAACGGTGAAGTCCGTGAGTAGCAGAAGCCGCTCATTCGCGAACTTGTTCATGCCGGTCGTGTCCTCAAGACCACGTGGCGTAGTGAAGGTGTAGTTGGTGATGTCTGTGCCGATGTTCTGTAGCGTTGCACTTGCATCCGCCACCTGTAGTGTGCCCGAGAGTCCGGTGAGCTTAGGCATCTCAGCCCCTTCCAACTATTGTTGCTATCTTGTCCTGATGGTTCCTGCTGTCATCCACCCAGTCATCTACCCTGCTGTGGATTCTTACTTCCCTGCGCGGGTTGCCACGCCAGTCACCGCCTACCACGAGAAGCCGTGGAGGCTTGCCGATCGGCACCCTGTGCTCGTCACTCTTAAAGCACCTGTTTCCAGGCCCATAGATGAACTGGATTAGCTCCATACTTATCCGGTTAGTTGCGTAGGCCCTCGACTTGTCATGAGTCAGGTAGTGGTACTGCTTCTGGCCCAGTTTCGATGTAAGGTCTACCGTAGTCACGAAGCCCTTGAGGTAACCATCACACTCATACTCTTCGCACGTGGCCCTGCGCCAGTGCGTAACGAGCGGGGCACGCATCGAATAGCTCTTGTAGTACTGTGGGCCAGCGACCGGCTGAATCCTGCCATTACTGAGAAGTGCGCCACGCATCAGAACGACACCCCAGCAGTCAGGTTCTGTACGAATGTAACCGCGAAGATTGCCTGTGTGAACGTCCCGGCCGAGACTATCTTGAGGAACTCGTTCACGGTGGCTGTGTTAGCTGTCTGTACACGGTACCCGCCGATAGCTGTCTGACTACCGAAGTCAAGGAGGGTTGTGTATGAACCTCCTGATGTCGTAGCGTGAGTTACAGTGATATCGATGTTTGTCCCCACTAGCTCTACAATCTGCAGGTACGCCTGACACCCGAACGCAGTACCTGCACCCTGGTCATAGAACGCACCAGTCGTCGGGCCATTGTCAGTCCTGAGCCCTGCTGTTACCTGACGTCCCCACTCAACACCGAATGCATTAGCCGCCCAGTCAGCCTTTATGGTGAGGTTCCCGGTATTGTCGCGGTTGGGAGCATAACTGCTTTCCTTAGCAATCATACACGCCGAAGGATTCCCTAGCGCATTGCCCTGAAGGTACGAAACGACAACGTCAGCCGACGGCATATTCGCGAGGGCGTTTTGTACTGTTCCGAGCGCGAACCAGTTCCAGGTAGGAGCTGATGAGTATGTGATCGAGATCGTTCCGCTGATTGGTACAGAGTACGTACCGGCAGTAGTACCGACCGACACACTGTTAACGAGCACGTTGGTGATAGTACCGCCAGTGATAGTCACCTTGATCGGGAAGCCGGTCGTATTGGTGACAGGAACGGTAGTAAGCGGTACGCCAGGAGTCGTGATGGTTGGCGTTACCTCAAAGAATGAGGTAGCGCTAATCTGTCCATCACGCTGACCATACAGACGAGAGTGCCCCTTCTGTGTAAGAGTGGTAACGTCAAGCAGTGCGATAGCCCCGCTGATCGTATCGACCGATGCGATGTCGCCGCTCAGGTCGTACCCGCCGACGTAGAAGTTGTCTCCTAGTCCACTTGTCTTATTAGCCACCATCTTAAAGCATTCCCTTCAGCATCGGGGCGAGCTTTGCTAGAGCGTCCCCTTGCCCGAACTCCTGTACATATATCATAACCGCACCGTTATAAGTATCAGCATCAATGACTATGCGAGCTGTTTTGTTTAGCCGTTCCTGGGTAAGAACGCCAGCCTCAACTAGCATCTTCCCGAAGTGCTGGATAGTTATTGCCGTCATCAGGTAACCTCTCCTAGCATTGCTGACTTAATGTGCCCTACCTGGACCCCAGTATGCAGGTAGATCCTCGCAGACACCCCAGCACACCGCAGGCAGAATGAGATGTCCTCACCGTGATCCCTACCGCCAATAACACTTTCACGGAACCAGGCAGGCTGCCCACTTGCCCTTTTCTGAATGTTCTCAAATACTGACCGATGCACCATCATGAACCCAGCTCCGACAGCATCAACCCTCATTACTGATGATTCCGGTACCGGGTCAATGTAGTTCATTGTCATGCTACCTTCACTATCAATGGTAGCCTTGTATGCAGCCGGGATCTTCTTTCCGTCCCAGAACACATGGTACAATGCGCTGACGACCGGAAGGTCTACTGGGTCAGCAACCTCAAGGAGTCGGCTGACGGAATCCGTAGAGAACACTATATCAGTATCCACACAACATAGCCACTCATGATCCTTGCCCAGGAACTGCTGAACCAGTAGGTTCCGGCCAAGCGCGAGTAGAGGGCCTGCAGAGCTTGAGATGACGCCGCCGATAGCCGGGTCAGCATCCGGGCCAGCCACGGCGTTTAGGACAGAGTTCATGAACTCTGCCCGGATTGTACCAGCACTCACAAAACCAATAAGAACCTCGCCGCTCATGTCGTACTCCCCTGGATAAACATGTCATCGATAATGATTGGGATAGTGATTGTCATCACCCGGAACATCTGCCTGTCAATCTCAACGTAACCGGCCTGGGCGCTGAGTGGAACCGAGGCAAACATCCCGAGCAGGTCAACGGACCTAACGCCAGCATCACCGCCGAAGTTAAAGTCTGCCGACATTGCGCCCATAAGGTCAATGGCGGCCGAGAGGACGCTAGGGTCAATATAGTCAAAAGGCTGCTGCCTGAAGTTTGTGTATATCCGGGCATATAGCACAACGATACCGCTCGTGGAGTTTAGGCCTGACCCCTTGATCGGCACAACGCTGTTCACCCACACAGAACACTCAAGGCCGTTACCCGGAGCGTTCTTTGGCTCGTGCTGGTTGACATGCTGAAATCTACCAGTAGCAAGACCATAGCTGACTACTTTGTCAAAGACGGTTGTTACGGCAACATCATTGAAGTTTGGCATGTCATGCCCCATTCATAATTCGGAGGAATGGGGGAAGCTCACGGTAGGCAATAGGCCGGGATATGGCCTCAAGACTTGCCGATATCTTCCGGAATGCATGATAGCCAGTAAACCGGCGGGGCGGCGGATTCCTCTTGTGTGGCCACACAATAAGGTTCATCTCCGATACGCCCTCGATCCAGTCCCCATACGTGACGGGATCGTCAGATATGACAACCGCATCGGGTACCTGAACGTCATGTATAGCAGCCTGTAGGAAGCCAGCATTTGCCGGCACTGGATTGAACCTTGGAGTGCCGCCGTGATGGCCAAGGTACATATACTGCGTCTCAAGGTACGCCCTGATCATGGACACGCCCATATCACCAAGAGTTCGCTCAACATGTTCCTTGAAGCGACCTACCTCACTCTCAGCTAGGCCGGTAACGATCGGGCCGCTAAGGTCAACGGTTATCTCAAGACCTGCCATCGGTACCGCCTACATTATGACGATGCTTGTGACATACAACATGTCCCTTGTAGAAGAGGCCGAATCGCCAGCAGCCCTTTTCATGACAGTTAACCATACGAACAAGTGCACCGGCAATAGCAAGCTCGCCAAGGTCACTTCCGAACCCTGACCAGAATCCATAGTAAGGGCCTGTACCATTAACACCGAGGTGGATATAGAGCCAGTTCATATTACTCGCGTCCTTGCCTTGCGGGTAATCTTGTTGTTCTCCACCCTCTGCCTCAGGTCAGAGATACCGGCTCCGGCCGGTGGGTCACTAACACCATACCCGCCACGGTTCTGTGTTACTGCCTTCTGCGGGGCCGCCTGACCACCATATGCATTAGGCTCCTGGGTAAGCCACACAACGGCCTCTGCAATAGCTAGCTGCCTTGCGAGGGATGGCACATCATTGACCACTATTGGGGCGTTGTTGGAGTGTATGGCGGCCGCAGTACCGAGCTGGCCACGGAGGACGTTTATCTGCCTTCGGGCATAGAGGGTGCCGCTTCCGTGAGATGTCAGGATTGATGCATCCCAGGCCCTCTTGACGACCATTGTATTCCCGACAATACTTTGTATTAGTATCCATTCTGAGTCTACCTGGAGAACCTCTCCCTGGGTGAACTTCGTGCCATCAGCCACCATGACAATATTGTCTGCAGCGCTAGCGGATGAAAGCCCAGAGTAAGAAATTGTTGTGTCTATAAATCGTGTTCCTGTTATTATCATCCTCTCCGAGTCAACAATTATGACGTCGCCAACCCCGGTAGACACGCCATCGCTGACGGTTAGGGTAAGGTCAGTAGCAAGAGCGGAGCTAGCGAGGGTACCGGCCGCCCGCGTCTGCATCCAGTAGCCAAACGTACCCGTTATGGCAATGTCAAGCTGTGGAGTGTTATTATAGCCAAAGGCAAAGTTCATATCCCGGCGAAGCTCAATCCTGGTAAACGGAGGCCCCTCATTGATCGGATGGCAGATAACAGCCGATACCGGGATTACAACAGGATTAGGAAGCAGGCTGCCGGTAGTTACCTGGGTTGGTATTGCAGCCAGCTCGTACTGGTCTAGCCATACCTTCCAGGGGTATGAGTACTGGTAGTTTGGCCAGTCCCATCGCCGCGTAGCGTCGAGCGGGTAGAACTTCCTGCCGGTCAGGGACTCAACAGCATCGGTAGCGGAACAGATGGCACGGTCAACCTGATTGTCGGTGTACGCAGCCTGCTTGACATCGAGTGCCCGGCGTACCTGCTCCCGAGTCGTATAGCATGGCTGATTAACTATAGCCATTCCGTGCCATCCCTTACCCTTGCTGTCTTGGCGCCTCTGTCGAGGGGGATTGCTTATTCAGTTAGGGGCCGCTAGGTGGGCGGGGGTCCCCACCTAGCGGCGTCTATGGGACCAGGAAGCCACCACTAGCTGGCACTTCCTCGCTTGCTCCCTTTAGTCACCCGGAGAGTAGCTGCCGCCCCTGCTGGAGCTGAGTCCGCCGAAGAGTCCTGCTGGCTCTGCTGGCCGGATGTAGTCTCTTGGCCACTGCCATCCGTCGAATGGGCAGAAGAGGATTCCGGGTTCTGAGGCTGGTCCTTGGAGTAGGGGCTGTCCGTCGTGCGGGCAGGCGACCGGGGGTCGGTCATGGAAGAAGTGCCACTCTTGTCTGGCCTGCTTCCGGATGTCGAGGAGCTGGTACCAGGAGATACGTAATCCTCCCTGTCTTCCTGAATGTCTGCTTCCGCTGACCTTGCCGTTGCTAGTCCGAGCTGTTCCTCCTCAGTCTCTGCATTGAAAGCAATCTCTTCTGTCGACGGATTGTAGTAAGAGACCTTCTCACCGGCAGCACCATTGCTGTATCCGGCATCACTTGCTCTTGGCATCAGACTTCCTTCCGCCAGTCTTGACCTGCGGCTCCGGGGAGACCGTCCCCACCGCCTCATCCTCCTGAGTGCCACTCTCAGGGTCCAGAGCCGCAGGGGCTTCAGTGACCGCGTCCTCGGGCGGACGCGGCTTCCTACATTGCGGACATGCATCCAGGCCCATGATGTTTTTGGTGCCGCACTCAATGCAGTCCCAGAAACTTGCCATCATGAAACCTTCCAGGGTCCCCACTCATTAAGCTTGCTGGTTGCCGGGGATGCCTTCCCGACCTTGATAAGCGTTGCAATCTCGGTTGTGACATCGGCGCTACTCGGCCCGGCTGTTCCTGAGATCCTTGCCATGATTCCTCCTATACTGCGGTTACGCTTGCACCGACAACTAGCGGGACATAGGAGCACGTCCAGCTCATCGCGCCGGTATTGGTGGCTGATGTAGTTATGGTGATAACGCCCGGCGATACAACCGCAATGCCACCATTAGCAAGCGGTGCTCCAGCCGCCGTATAGGCTGCAATACCGCCACCCATCACACCGCTCGCCGGACTCTGCAGCAAGACGGCTGGGGTAGCGGTCCCGGTAAACGGGGCAACAGCAACATATGCACCAACCGGGAGGCTAGCAACCCCAGTTCCTGCAGTGGCAAGTACGGCCGGTGCCGACGACCCGCCAGTAGGTGTAGCGCCAATTGTAATGGTCGTTGCCGTTGCGGAGCATGCAGTTGTGACCAGGCCGGTCAGGCTGGTGATTAGAACAGGACCGACATTGACCGTGAATATGGAAGCCAGTCCCGTCGCCGGGAGAACCTTTGCAGGTTCAAGAACCATTAGCCCATACTCGCCCTCACGAGCCTGGACGGCCTGATCATATACTGACATTGCCCCTCCTAGTTCGTCGTGACCGTTGCAGCCTGGTTGGCACCAAGACCCACCCAGTGTAGGATCCAGGTAATGGCACCAGTTGTCGAGGCATCAGAGGTGCAGGTAATGATGGTGTTCGCACACTCAAACATTACGAGCGATGAAGGTGCGCCCGTAGCCACAACCGGGGCCGGAAGTGCAGCCCCAATCTTCTGTGGTAGCACGATCACGGACCCGGCCGCCTGGGCATTCAGGGCTACGGTAGAGCCAGCCGCAAGTAGGGCAGCACTTCCAGTAATCCCGATTGTCAGGTGCTGGGCAACAGCACCAAGTGCAGTCGAGACAACACCGCATAGTGTCGCCTGGATCGAGCCGACCACCGTGAACAGGCTGATCGTGTTTGACTGCGGGTTCGTCTTCCCGAAGCTAACCTGGCATACACCAGGATCGGCATACCCATGGGGCATGTCGATTGGCCGGATGGCGTACCCGCGAGCAAGGTCAGCCATGGCTCACGCTGCCAGGATCGGAAGGTTGGCCGGGCCGCGCTGGTGAACCAGGTCGGACAGGATCACTGAGCAGGTAACGCCGCCAGACCCACCCATCGTCACGTTGAGGTAGTTGAACGGGTCCGACAGCTCAGTGGTGAAGAGCGTGAACGCTACCTGCGTAATGGTGAGTGAGGTATAGGTGTTGAGCGCGCTGAACAGGAACGTCTGCGCGGGCAGGCCTGTGAGATACAGACCGGCAATCGTAACGCCGGGGACATAGGTAATCTTGCCCCATGCCGCCGTACCGTTGACTGCGGTGCTGTAGTAAAGGTTCTTGATGCACGCCAGGTTCGTGTCACCACCACCGAAGCTGCTACGCTCCGTGATGGACACCGACGTGGTAGAGACTCCGGTCACGACAACGAGAGCCGAGCTGGCCTCACGCATCTTGAACGGCTGTCCAGATGCGACCGGGATCACATTACAGTTCCGGCCGAGTACTTCCATTCCTGCCATTTGACTTCCTCCTTGGAAGTGGGTGTCACTGCACTTCTGCTAACTCGGGGCCGGGGGTTTTAATGCCCGGCCCCTACCTGTAAAGCCGGGGCGGGTGCCGCAGGCTTTGGCGCGAATGATGCCTGGATCGACATGCTCAGGAAGCCAGCCGACCCTACACCCCCATCCGAGTGTCCGCTGACGCCGACCGTATACCGGACATTATGCGTTGCATCCGGCTCGGTCTGGTCCTCAGTAACCACGGTGGTGGCAAAGTCCCTGGCAAGATCGCCAAGACTATTGCCATTGGTCTGGGCACTCGCGAGTGCTGCAAGGGTCTCGCCCCTGTCACCGGCGGCCGTGAATGAGAAGCTCACTTGGGACTCTCCTTGTAGTGCGTGCCCTCGGCATGGATGACCGGGAAGTCATTGACATTCCTTGTCACCTTGATGTGCTCAGCCTGCCAGGTACCCTCGACCGGAACGTGCCCATTGACCACGTACCTGCCATCTGCACTCTTGTCGATAGCGGTACCGACCGGGTCAAGCTCTGCCTTGCCGTCCTTGACCACGACGACGAACGAGTAGCTCATCAACGGCTCGCAAGCTGAACGAAGGGGGTAAGGGTGTTGGCCGAGTTGTTGTGCGGGGTGATCGGTGACTGGATCCAGGGACGGCCATCCAGCCGCTCGATGACCCGGAAGGCAGTCTTGTCGTTCTGGAACTTGTAGTGCTCAGAAGACATCGACTGCATCATCTGGCGGTCACCGATGAGGTAGTAGCCGAAGTCAACGAAGCTGATGTCACCAGTGGTGCCAAGGGCTGGCGTCTTCTCGGTGAAGAACACCGGACGGCCCAGGATGGTAACGGGAGGGGTTGCGGTGCCGGGGTTAGTGTAGTTACCCATCCAGACCGGGCCACCACCAGTACCGACAGACAGCGCCATCGTCGCGAGTTCTGGGAAGGTGTCGATGGAGCAGATCCAGACGGCCCGTCCGAGCGCCGTGGGGAGCATCCGGGCGTACATGCCCACGACGTTCTCCCAGACGATCGTCTTGGTTGCCTGGCCCGCCTGAGCGGCCACCTGAATGCTGGCCGGGCAGTTTACGAAGCCAAGAGGCTCGCCAACGCCGGTCCCGGTCATGAACGCAATGTCCTCGAACCAGGCAATTGCGCGGGGGAAGATCGTGTCAAAGAAGCTGCCGAACGCAGGAGCGTCCGCAAGCAGCTCATTGGGAACTTCCGCGTACCCGGTCAGCTTCTTGGCGTCAAGTACGACACGGCCGAAGCTTGCCTGGCTCTCAACGAGCTGGGCCGCCTCTTCTGTCCAGTAGCAGACAACCCCACCGAAGACCGAGCTCACATTGCTCGTCACGTCGATCATGGGGATAGGCACCCGGAGGGAGTCCATCGGGATGACCTGGGCACGAGGCCGCACGATTGCGTCTTCCAGGGCTACCTGGAGGATCTCAGAACGCAGGACCTCAGGGATGAGGAACCCACCATCAGCCGGGACCTCAGAACCAAAGCTGTTCTGGATACGCAGGATCTCCGAGCGCACCTTGCCGAGCCGGTTGCTGTTCTTGAGGGTCTCATACCTCGGCCAGATACTCTGGAAGAACTCTGAGGTACTCTCCGGCATCGCACCGCCGTCGCCACCCGAAGCCTTGAGCTCACGCTCCAGCTTCGCGCCGTACGAGTTGCTGTTATATGCGGCACCCTTGCCGTGACTAACGCTACGGCTGTCGAACTTGGGCGTAGCGGTCGAGTTGGAGAAGTTAAGGCGTGACCCGCCCATCCCATTCTCGCGCATGAAGTCGGCCAGGCCCGCCTGGACCTGCTCCTTGATCTGCGCCTGAAGGTTGTTGTCCTTCTCGACGGTCATACGGGCGTATGACTGGATGAACTCCTTGAACTGACCAGGCTCGGTCATCATCGCCCGGACGTTGCTTGGCTCCGCGAGGAAGCTCTCCAGCTCGTCAGGATTCGACGGGATTGTGATCTTTGGCATGGTTTCCTCTCAGAACCTAAATGAACTGGAAAACTTCTCCAGATCCTCGTTGCTAAGCCCGAACGGATTGTCCGCGCTGGCCTCTGGCTTCCAGTCAGGATTGACTTCCCGCATATGAGCCTCAAGGTGGCTCCGGGCAGCATCCTCATTGGTGAGGCCCTTTGTCTCACCGATGCGACGCAGTGCCGCCTCGACACCGTGCACGTTCGGCGGGCCACCAGGCCTGTAGTGGTGGGGAAGTGCCCAGGAATCCTGGGCATCCGGGTCACCGCTACGCTTCCCGGCGCAGATTGCCTTATAGGCCGCTGCAGGACTGTCTGCCGTCGCCGCCGCACTCATAGCCCGGCTAGCGTCCCACGTCGAGTTGTCGATCGTGTTTGTCAGCCGGTTCTGCGCACTGCTACTGTGCCCACCATGCGGATGCTGACCTGGGTGGTTGTGGTCAGAATCGTTGTTGTGGGTATGAGGGCCGTCACCACCATGGATGCCATCATCGGCATCCCCGTCTCCGTGAGCGGCGTGGTCGTGAGTGTGAGTGCCAGTCATAGGCAGATGCCGTGCCTGGTGCTCTCCGACATAGGGAACGGTCGCCGCGTCCGTCGCTGGCTGGGTACGGAACGCAGCACCCAGGTTCCAGCGGTCATCGACCCGGTGGTCTGTCGTGTGCCGCGTCTGGCTACTTGGAATGAACCTGTCGGCTAGGCCACTGTCAATGGCCTCCTGGCTGTCATACCAGGTTTCAGCCTTCATGATCTCACGCCAGTACCCAAGCGGCTTCCCAGTGTGATCCGCATAGACACTTGCAATAAGGCTGCTCGCCTTGTCGAGCACCTCAGCCTGGTCACGGAAGTCCTGAGCGCTCCCGATGGCCATTGCATAGCCATCATGGACCATCATCTGGGCCGTCCGGGCAATCAGGATGGGATTGCCAGCCATGGCGATAACAGATGCAATCGACGCAGCAATGCCGTCAATCATCACCGTCACGTCATTCCTCGACATCAGGGTGTTGTAAATGGCGATGCCCTCATGCACCTCGCCACCCGGACTGTTCAGGTGCAGCTCAATCGGCCCGTTCACATCCGCGAGATCGCGAATTAGGTCCTTGGCGCTGACGCCAAAATACCCAATCTCATCGTAGATGTGAAGCTGAGTTGGCCCATTGATCTGGTTCTTAATCCGGTACCACGTATTATTTCCGCCCTGGTGTAGAGCCCACTGCCTCTGTACTGTGCGCCATGGAGTGCGGCTCATGCGTCTACCTCCCTCTTGTGTCCATTACCATTTCGCTTAGCATCCTGGAATGCCTCCCGGACAATCTCTCCTACATCCAGCGTCACCATGTCCTGGGCATGTCCGGCCGGTAGCGCTGCCGGGTTCGGCGGGTCAGAATCTGGCTTACCAGTAGCTGGGCGCTTCGCCGGGGGCGGGTTCCCAGTCACCTGAGGAGGCCCCAGGAACCGCATGGCCGGCAGGCCAACCATCTTAAGGACGTCATCTGGCTCCCAGCCAGCCTCAACCAGAAGCTGGGCTGCCTTGCTCTTAGCAGTCAGCTCGTCATTAACCTGGTCACTACTCGTCGGGAATGGATCGTCAAAGTCAAACTCAACGCCCTTCCCGGTCTCCCCGAACATATCAAGGTACCGGCTGTTCAGTACGTTCCGCTGCCTCCGGAGTCTTGGCACCTCGTGCCATGACACGTGGACTTCCTCAGCCGTCTGTGCATTAGCCCGGTTGACGTCATCCGAGTTGCCCAGCATAGCCTGGTGAATCCGGTAGGCCTGCCTGATCATGTCGCTGGTGATCTTCCGAAGGTCCGCAAACTGCATGTCGCGAAGTGTGTAGGTGTTCGGAATCCACTCAGCACCCTGCTCAAGAACGCCGACCCGGTGCCCTCGGGCAACGCCCTGGTGCTGCTCTCGCCAGCGCTCAGTAAACTCATTAAACTCGTCATCGCTCAGGCGCTTGTTGAATACGACAATTCCGCCCGGCTGAGCCGAGTTGAGGAAGAAGTTCCTTGACCATTCAGCGGAGTACTTCGCAGAGTCAATGTCAACCAGGATGCTCTGACAGGCGGACAGGCCCCGGTACGGGTCAGACGGGTGCGGGTAGCGTAGCTGGATAACCTCATCATGGAGCAGCGGCACAGCCTCGCCGTTAGGCCCTGTGTACACCCATCCAACAAGGAAGTTGTCCCTGTCTGGTACAGGCTCCATCCGGTCGGGACGGACCGGCCACATCTCAATAGGCACGCCCTTGCCGGACGGCCCCCGGTTCATTACCCAGTACCACTCACCGGCCAGCTCCATGTGCTGCCAGCCAACCTCACGGAAGTCCGCCCCGGTCATGAACGGGTTTGGCTGGTTCCACAAGCTTAGCGCAGCATGCCGGAGAACTTCCTGCCTCTGGTCGCTGCCCTTGTCTGTCTGGGCATACCGGACCCGGCCGTCCTTGTTCTCCCGGAACATCTTCCAGCCACCCTGGCTCTGACTACCAGTCGAGAGCAGCTGAATGATTGCATACAGAGTGCCCTGCATCCCGCTCGCCTGGAGCTGGGTGAAGCGGTCCTGCATACCAGAGCCGTACAAGCCGCCCTGGTTGTTCCACCTGCTGCTGAACGGGATCGGCCTTTGTGGCTGCTTGCTAAGATTGATGATCTTGCGTATAAGGCTCTTGTTAGCCACCCTCAGTAACAGGAGTGGCCTGCCTCTGCTCTTGCTCTTTGGCTATCCTAGCGCCAGTAAGAAGTCGCGCCACCTGGCTGTCAGGAACACGCTGCCAATTCTGTCGATATGGCCGGTTCTCAAGATCATACTTCTGGGCAGCCTTAACCAGATCCTCAATCTTCACGAGCTGCTCCTGGTCCTGCGCGCGAGGTTCCGGCCCCGGAACTTCCTCTTGAGCACAAGCCTATTGCACAGCCGGCACTGGAATGAGCAAGCTGTCCCAAGGTTCCTGTTGCTGGCCTCCTGGGCCCAATGACGGTGCCTAGCCAGGATGCACATAAAGTACTCCATAACCATAACAGTCCAGCCCTACTAGCATGAATGGAAACCCATCCAGTGTCCTTATCGCCCGGAGTAACCGGAAAGGCAACGTAACTGCCAGGAACCGTAAAGTCACAGACAAAGCCAGGCTCAGCGCCACATTCCCCGCACCGGTCAAAGATGACCTCATCAAAAGTCGCAATGTCCTCGGTCTCCATAAATCGCTCACCGCAAAGCTCAGGATTAGGGTGAGAAAGCCACTTACAAGGAGGCCGGAAAAGGTCGAATGGTAGAAGGATGCTGCGGAGAAAAGCCCAAATGAGGCCCAAGTATAGGCGTGATCAACGAAGTTACTGACTGCAGGCCGGGATCGGGCCAGAATGGTCCCTAGAACAGCCTGCATCGCAATTTCGAGCATTTTTGCCGCTCTTGCGCGTGCACGGCCTGCATCCTGGAGCCAGTACTCGGTCGGGGCCGTCATACGGCACCTGACAGCATCCAGGCGGAAAATCCGCCAAATCCCCATGCCCATGCCGTTGCACTGAAGATGTCAGCGCCCGCCGTCGTGATTGCCGCGAGGAAGAAGCATACGGCCCCTACCACAAGCAAGATCCTGCTCACAGTAACCCTCGTTGCCTGTCTATTGTTCGGAGTAGTCATGACCCCTCCTTGTTTGTCAAGGTTAGGATGTACCTCTGAACGTTCATAAGCATATCTAGGCCAAGGACCATCCCCGGCCCCTCAGGAACCTCTTCGGCAATCTGTAGGGCTGTAGTGGCAAAGGCAACTGCAATGTTTCGCCAGCTCCCCTCCGGAAGATGGCCATAGCCAAACGAGCTAAGAGCCTCCTCAGAATCACTGCCCTTGGGCCGCCCGTTCGTGTTCTCCATATACGTCCATCCGTGAGTGCAGCCTGGCCCATGAACCCTTATCCCTATATTGCTTACAAAGCAAGTCTCGACAGGCTCATGAAGCCATGGCGCCGTACAATGCCCAGGATCACGAGAGCACTCAATTAGGTGCGCCTTAACAAGCTGTCCCTGGAGGCTCATGCTATAAAGCTCCTAAAGATCACCCGGATGCCAAAGTCCTTGTACGCAACCATATACCGCATCGCGTCGCATCCGTGGTCATTCTCCTTGGCTGGCTGTTCCTTTGTCTTCTTGTCATCCCAGACATACCCAGGAATCTCGTCAATGGTGCTAGCGGGCTTGCCAGCATCAATAAGCTCCGGGTCCGGGGCAGCATTAGCATTCCTCAGGAAGTACAGCCGTGGCCTATTGTCCTTCTGGAGGCGCATCATCTTCTGGGTGGCGTCAATGCCCTCAAGGACGCTCTTGTGGGCTGGCTCAGTCCCCATCCCCAGCTCACGCTCAAGGACGGCCCGCCCCTCAGCATCATGGTCACAGATCAGTGCACGGGGCCGTGGCTCGGTCCAGGCACCCCGGCTGTCCAGCACACAGGTCAGGATCTTGCGTGCATGCTGGTCAACGGTCTTCTGGGTCCGGTACAGCTCCCGGTACAGGTACAGCCGCCCATCCGGGTCCTCAGCCCAGCACTGGAGCACGAACGGGTTCGTAAACCCAAAGTCAACAGCCCAGTACCTCGGCCACGCCATAGGCACGCCGCTTGGGTCAACATGAGTTGCCGTTGTCTCAATTTCGTCAATAATGTGGACGGTCGGGCTGAACTCCTCAAAGATGACGCCCTCGGCCGCAACCCACTTGCCCAGACGCAGCCGCTTGTGCCGAACCCCAGTCAGGTTGTCAAGCTTGCCGATGTAGTCGGCACCCCGCGCTGTCTTCGTGCCATCCCTGTTAAACAGCATCGGGTTGTCCTCATGCGTGGTGTCAAACATCTTCGTTGCACCACGGTCACACCGCTTCTTGAGCCAGTGGTCTGGGGCCTGTGGGTTACAGTCACCCATCAGCTGCTGAAAGCTCACCTTCCAGTTCCTCAGCCGGGTGGTCAGGCTCTCCCAGTCATTCTCGGCAAGCTCGGTCGCTTCCTGGACATAGATCACGTCATACTCAGCGGACATGATCTTGCTTACCTTGTCCAGCCCACCGATCGCAACAACGCTGCCATTCTTGTAGCGGTAGCTCGGCGGCTCCTGGGCGCTGCCTCCATAGTAGGTTACGTCGCCAGCATCAATGGCCTCCTTGGCCACAAAGTGCCTCCACGTCACCAGCGCCGTGCTGCTCAGGGAGGTAGCCGCCTTGCGGGCAATCAGGCCACGCATGCCAGGGTTGAGCAGGCACATGACATGGAGCTTCTCCATACACGCCCTGCTCTTCCCCGTCCCTGCAGGTCCAGACAACAGGAGCTCAGGCTCACGGCAGGACAGGATTGCCTTACAGCTACCGCGCGGGGTGTAGTGGTGCCTAACCCGTTCTGGCTCCCGGCTCCTGGCCTGCGTGGTGGTCATGCCGGTGGCATCCCAACTTCATTTTCCCAGGTAACGCCATGCCTCCGAGTAAACTCATCAAACTCATTCGGCGTAACGTCTCGCCAGACGGTGCCCTCGGCAATGTCCACAGAATCAGGTGCAGTAATCACCTCAGGTGGGCCATGCCTCTTTGCCTCCCAGTCAGCCCGTACCCTGGCAAGTTCCTCGGGTGTCAGCAGGTCATTGCTGCGGTCAACAATGTTTCCTGGAACGTCATCACCCATTCGGACATACTGGAGCCATGGGTGCTCATGCGCGAGTGTCTCAAGGACCCTCGTGCGCACATCCGCCAGTAGGCCCTCCTTGTGCATTGCCGAGTCAACAGCAACGGCAACCGAGCCGGTCAGGGGCAAACGCATTGCAGGAGGCAGGCGCTTCTCTTCTGGCTGCTCCCACTTAGCGCACCGGGGGCAGCGGCGCGGCACATAATGCTCGGCCCAGTAGGCCTGGCACGCATGGCACACCATCATGCTTGCGCCCTCGGTCTCGCACATGAGCAGGAAGCTGAAATGCCCGGTACATCCAGGAAGTCTTGCCTGACACTGTTCTGTACTGGCCTGGCTCGGGAGAAACGTGTTCCTGTTCATAGCTGGGTCACCATCGCAGCAAGCAGTACGCCAGCCATCATGGCGGCAAAAGCAACGGTCACGATTGTCGCTGTCGCTGTCAGATTCATGGTGCCGCCGGGGTGTTCGGGGTTGCGTACACGCCAAGGGCACTAGCCACAGCCACGACGTACGGAAGCCATCCGCCTGCGGAGCCTCCCGTGTTCTTCTCAACAAGCACGGTAATCAGTAGCCCAGCAATTGCCGCAAAGGCTTTTGAGTACTTGCCCAGGTTCAGTGGAGCTTTTGGTGGCTGTTCCGGAATCTGTGGGAGTGGGTTGTCTGCTGGCATGTCGCGTCCTTCAGGGGTGGCAGGGTAGGCGGTCATCTTCATGTCATGTCGCCTTGTTCGTCAGAGTCAATAACATACTGGACTCCGAGGCCCTGGCGGGCCGGTGGCGCTGTCCGCTGTGGGTAGGCCCCAAGCTCATCAGCCGCCTGCCGGTACAGGTCCAGCCTAGCCCGGTACAGGTCGCGATGGGCGCGGCTCCATCCAAGCCCCTGCTCACGCCACTCATTCAGCTGGGCGTCAATGTCATCAATGGCCTGCTGGTACTCCGCGAGCCGGTTCTGCTTCCTGGAGATCCACATACCGGCCGTCGTAATGTCCAGGGTGCCCTCAAGGGCATGGGCAACTTCCTGGATCTCTTCCTGGTGGCGCTCCTGGAACACCCTCACCTGGATCGCCGTCAGCCCGTACAATGGCGCGAGGCTGGTGGGTTCCCATTCACCCATAGCAAGATCCCTGATAAGGGCGAGCTTCTGACGTCCCCGGATGTCTACTGGTAGTCTTGTCGGGAGGGTAGCGGGCACGTCCGTGGATGGCACTGCCCTGAGCGGCACTTTCCGCCCTGGGCCTCTGCTCTTTCCATCGGTCATGCCCGCCACCTGCTCCCTGCGGGCAACTATACCCTACTCCGGGGCCGTGCGCTAGTCCCCGGCTGGTGGCTTAGTACTGCGCCTACGCGCGGGCGCGGGCGTGCCCGCGCGAGGCTGTGCCTTCCTGGGTGCACGGACACGCTTCGGGGGTGGGGGCGGGGGTGGTGGGCTGGGCATAGTCCTGGGGACTGGTAGTGCCAGCTGCCCAAAGCCCAGGAGGGCCTGGCAGGGACAGGCCCGGCAGATGCACCTGCCCTTTGGCCTCTTGTTCTCGGGCTTGTCGCGTTCTTCCTCGGACAGCCTGGCCCGGAGTAGGATGCTGCCCTCATTGTGCCAGCAGTCAGCACACATGCACCAGCATGCTGTCATGCCCTCATCCCTGGTCGTTGTAATGCACAGGCTGTCATGGTGCGGCATTACTTCCTCCTGACATCTATGTGCGTAACGTCAAGTGACTTGAACTGGGGGAATGTTCCCATTTCGCCGGGACCCGGAAGAATCCTGGTGAGTCGTGCCTCGATGGCACTGACCACCTGTGAGCCTGTATTTCCGGTAACCCTTACCCTGACCTCGATCGTAGCCTCATACTCATACAGAGCTGGCATGGAGCCTCCTCATGTGGCGGCGGGCGGTCTTCTCGTGGCGGAAGCGCCTGTGCGCTGTCACGCACTGTGGACAGTACCAGTATGTACCGCCCTTCTGTGGCTGGTAGTACAGGAAGTCAACGAGGCGCTTCATCATGACCGGTGTCCATGCTCCCCCGGTCATGACTGCTCCAGGAGGCTTTCCCTGGGGACGCCCAGGACCTGCGCGAGCTGGTGCAGTGAGCCTGGCTGGGGAGTGGCCTCGCCAGTGAGCCACTTACCGAGGGTCCTGCTTTCCACCCCGAGCTTGTCTATCAGGGTGACGGGTGAGATGTTCTTCCTTCGCATGACCTGGAACAAGATCTCCGGGTCAATGTACTGCTGGGGCATTAGCTGTTCCTTTCCCGGTCCTGGAACAGGATCCAGAGCTTCCCGTCCTCACTGACATGGATGCCAGTGACCAGGCCGCCCGCCGCCGTCGGGGCCAGATTGGTAACCTCAGGAGTGCCCTCTGGGTTGTAGAACGCTGCTCCCCACATGGCCTCCATGAGCTCCTTGTTGTTCACCGGAAGAACCTCCAGAGAAGGAAGAGAAATACTACTGCGCCTATGAAGGTGGTGACGAGGACGAATGCCTTGCCCCATTTATCCAGCTTGTCCATGTTCCTGTCCTGCTGGCTTCGTGACGATGACATTGAAGCCTCCATCCTCTCCATTGCACGGTTCCTGATGTACCCTGTGACCCTTGCCTGCCCTGCGGGCCGCTGATGCTACCCTCTTAACTGTCGCGTCTGCCTCTGCCCTGGTCCTGACCCAGGTGCGGATTACCTCAGTGCGGTTGTTGTCCTTACTGGCGATCCGGGTCAAGGAGCACCTCCTTCTCATACTCGGCTGCCTTGTCCTGGGCATCCTGAAGATCGTCTGGGTCAAGGCGGACAAGATCTACCTGTCCCCAGTAACGGTCATAGCAGGACAGGTAGCCAGCAAGGAAGTCCTTACCAGCGTTCGATGTGGGCTCCATGGAGCCTCCTTCCCTACGCTCCCGAGTATACCGCCTTAAAGGCGGAAACGCCTAGTCGTCATGACGGATGTGAGATTCATAACGACGCGGAGCGTCGGATTGCAAGACACTTTCATAACGTGTGGCAGGCGGAAAGAAGAGTGGGGAGGGAGGGGCCGAAAATCGCGGGACTTTCGGGGGCCTCCTAGGCGGGCCGGAGAGGCCCCGTAGGCGGCCCGAACGGGCCGACCCTACCTCGGGTACCGAGCCGGGGGCCTACGCGCCCCGTAGGGGCCTTCTCGCCCCGTCTAGAGGGTACTCCGCCCCGTCCGCCGCGACCGGGCCGAAGCCGGGTCGCCTACGCCTAGTCGCTACGCTCCGTAGCCGAGCGGTAATTTAAAGTTACTGTGTAGACGACCGTAGACGAGTATAGGTTCTAGGCCCTTAGGCGGTTAGGCTAGGGACTAGGCCCGCCCCCGATCGGAACGGGGGCGGCTACCCGAAGGAGGCGAGTCCGATCGAGACTCGTAACGGAACCCCTATCGCGGACGTTAACGCCGCGACCGCCCCTACCCCCGAGCGGAGCGTTAACGACGCTCCGGCCGCGTCGAAGCCGACCGCGTCGAAGCCGACCGCGTCGAAGCCGACCGCGACGAAGCCGA